GCCGGTCGCCAAGAAAATCGCGCACCTGCTAGATATCGAACTGGAGGATCTGTACGTGGAAGGACTTCCGTCCTTCACGGCCATGAACGCGCTCATGGGCAAGCCCGCCCCCATGGGGGCTGAACCAACCATGCAGGGGCCGGCGGGCGCGGCCAATGCGCCCCAGCCGCCGGGCATGAACGCCGGAGGCCAGCCGGCCTACCCGGCGCTCGCTCCGCCGATTCCCGCTTGACGGCGGCGTTGCAAAATGTGAAAAGAGCGCTTGCGGATTTGCAATCCGCGTGACAAGGAGACGCTAATGACCGGCTCGTCCCCGGAACCCAATACGTCGGTTGAGAAAACCGAACAGACTGAGACGGACGTTTCAGCAACTTCGGCATCGTCCCCCGAAGAACAAAAAGGCGAAAAGTCTCTCCTTGAATCGGTTCAGGCCGCGCTCAAGGACAGCAAAGCGGAATCCTCGCCGGATTCCAGCCCGGAGCCGGACAAACCTGGCGCCGTTTCCCCCGACAAGCCCGCTACCTCTGTAGCAGATGAACCCCTCGGCGATCCAACGCCCGAGGAGCTTAAGACGTACACGCCGAAGACCCGGCAGCGCGTGCAGCAATTGCTGCGCGAGCGGCACGATCTGGAGCAGCGAGCGACTGCGGCCGAAGAGAAGGCCGCTCGTTTCGACCAGATCATCGGGTACACCGAAGCGAACCGCCTGTCGCATGACGACGTGGCGGCGATCTTTGAAATCGGCGCGTTGGTCAAGAACGACCCCGAGAAGGCCTACGACAAGGTGCTGCCGGTTTTCGTGCACCTCTCGAAGCTTACAGGGCGCGTTCTTCCACCGGATGTGCAGGAGCGGGTGAACCTCGGCTACCTGCCGCAATCGGACGCTCAAGAGTTGGTCCGTCTGCAAACGCAAGCGACGCTGCGCGAGCAGCGCGCCGCCGAACAGGTCAGGCGGGCGACCGAGACCGAACAGCGGGTTCGGGCCGAGGAAGTGAACCGTACGGTTCAGGCCGCGGCTGTCGACTGGGAGACGAGGCAGGCGCAATCCGATCCGGATTGGTCGTCGAAGAAAGACCTTGTGCGGGACGCCATGCAGGCGGCTGTCGTGCAGGAAGGCTACCCGACTGACGCGGCGGCGGTAGGCAGGCTCCTGAACGGGGCGCTCACCAAGGTCAATGCGCAGTTGGCGCACTTCCGGCCACGGCCGAAGGCCATGGCGCCGGTGTTGGGTTCGACTTCGACTTCTGCGCTTTCCGAGCCCAAGACCGCCCTCGAAGCAGCGCGGCGCGCACTCGGAGACGCAAGGTAGTTCCGAAGGAACCTCCAATGCCTCTGTCCCTAGCCCAGGTTGAACTTATCACCAACAACGTGCTCGACTTCTACAAGAAGGGCACGCCGCGCGATCAGCATATCCAGGAGCGCCCGCTTCTGGCGAAGATGCGCGCCAAGCAGAAGACCTACCCCGGCAACAAAGGCCGCGTGGATATGCCGGTCGTGATGGACACCTCCAGCACGCTTCAGGGCTTCACCTACGACGACACCGTGAACTATGGCAACCCCGCCAACGTCAAGCGCGTGTCCTATCCGTGGAAGCTCTTTCACATCGGCATTCAGGTCACGCTGCACGAGCTCCTGCACGACGGAATCTCGATCACCGATTCCACCACGGGCAAGAACACGTCCGAGCACACCGACCGCGAGGTCGTGGCGCTTACCAACCTCCTTGAGCACAAGATCCGTGACATGGAGGAAGGCTACGAGCGCGACCACAACACGATGATGTGGCGCGACGGCACACAGTCGGCTTACGCCTACCCTGGCGTGACCTCGATTGTGGTCGACAACCCCTCGGCTGCGGTTGTCGTCGGCGGCATCGACCAGTCCGCGAATGCGAAGTGGCGCAACCGCGCCAGCCTGACCATCGCGCTTGGTTCGTCTGCGGAGTCGCAGGCTGTCACGCTCACGCTCGACCGCGAGATGCGTCAGCTTCGGCGCTACGGCGGCCGTCCTGACTTGTTCCTCGCCGGTTCGGACATGATCGACCGTCTCAACCAGGAGCGCCGCGCGAAGGGCACCTACACCCAGACCGGCTTCTCCAACGGCCAGGACATCTCCGCCGGCGATTCGATCTACGACGGCAAGCAGATCATCTACGACCCGACGCTGGACGATCTCGGCTATTCCAAGCGCCTGTACGTGCTCGACACGCGCCGGCTCTACCCGTTCGTCGTCGACGGCGAGGACGGCAAGACCCACGCGCCGGCCCGTCCGGAAGACAAGTACGTCATCTACCGTGCGAAAACCTGGGTGGGCGGCCTCGCCTGCGACCAGCGTAATTGCCACGGCGTTTACGCCTTCGCCTGACCGGAAAGGATTCAGCAAATGGCAGTCGATATCGTTTCTACGGTCCTCTCCGCGGCGGTTGCGAACGGCGGGACCATCACCTTCAGCTATCCCGCGGGCAAGGACGCGGGCAGTTACCGGGGCGGCTACAACCACTCCCTGATTGCCCGAGGCCTTCAGTCCCGCTTCACCGAGCCGGCGAACTTCACGATCGCCTTCGGCTCGTCTGTGGTCGTGACCTACAACGGGTCCACGACCATTCCGGCCGGCACCCATGTCAGTCTCGAACTGAATACCGTGGGCATGTCCGGTGTGGTCGAGCCGATCGCCAATACGACGCAGCGGCTCTCCAAAATGGAACTGTTCCACGTTGACTTCGGCGCGGTCGACACGGCGGACGCTGACGGCGTGATTGCCTCCCAGGCGATTACCTCGGCCAGCGGCCCCGCGACGGGCATCAACGGCGCGCTCGCCAGCGGCGGCGTCGCCACGTTCGATGTTCCACGCAACGTGGTCGCGGCGTGGACCAACACCGCCGTCATGACGGTGACGGGCACGGACGAGTACGGCGTGACGGTGAAGGAGTCTTCGGCTTCGGGTACTTCGTTCACCGGCAAGAAGGCGTTCAAAACGGTAACGGCCGTGTCTGTTTCGGCCGACGTGACCGGCGCGACCGTCGGCTCCGGCGTGGTGCTCGGCCTGCCCGTCTACATTCCCTACGCCGCCGGCTCGGTGGTCAAGGAAGTGCAGGACGGCGCGAACGCCAGCGCGGGAACCGTGGTCGCGGGCGTCCGCACCGCGGCCACCGCCACCACCGGCGACGTTCGCGGTACGTGGGCTCCGAACGGCACGCCGAACGGGACCATCAACTTCGCCATCACGCTCTGCATCGACAATCCGAACTATCGGGGCGTCACGCAGTTTAGCTGATGAATGACGGGCGGGGCGCTGTTGTCCCGCCCGTTCCTCCCAGAAAGGTGCTACGTGAAGCTACACACATGCAAGGTTCGCCTCGCCGGACAGGTTCAGGATCAGGTCGAGAAGACCGCTGTCACCGCCGCCGAGATGCACGTTCTCCGCGTCATCCACGGCGAGGATGCGATCACCGACATCGTAGAGACCGGCGACGTAGACCGCTCCGAGGCCATGGAGCGCGACCGGCTGGAGTTTATCTACAGTGAAGATCTCATTCGCCGGGTCTTTGGGGCCACTGTCGCGCGCATCGGCGACGGCGTTGCGCCGGCCAGGGTGGAACCGCCGCGCCCTGCGCGCCCCAAGGCGCCGCTTACGGCGGTCAGCGTGCTTGAAGGCATTGCCTGATGGCCCGCGGGGTCCAACTTCTGCAACTGACGACGCGCCTGCGCGCGGAGCTTGGCCGTTCGACCAGCGCCGCGCTTGGCGCGGCAGACGTTCCGACCCTGCACCAGGCCATTAACCGCGCCTATGAAACGCTCTACGAGCGCCCGGTGTGGCCGCATCTGCGCCGGGAGTTCGCCAAGATCAGCCTGGCGGCCGGCCAACGCTACTACGACCCGCCCGCCGAAATGGACACCGACGGGGTTGAGCGCGCCGTAGTCTGGTGGAGCGGCCATCCCTACCCGCTGACCCGAGGCATCAGCTTCGAGCAGTACAGCGCCTACGACAGCACGATCGACGAGCGCACAAGCCCTGCGTCGCGCTGGGATGTGCGCTGGACCGGCGTTACCGACCAGATCGAGGTCTGGCCGATTCCTTCCGACAACAACCAGCGGCTTCAGTTCATCGGCCGGACCAAGTTCACGAGGCTGGTTAACGACGACGACCTTTGCCGGCTCGACGACGTGCTTGTGGTCCTCCATGCGGCGGTGACGCTCGCCATGGGCCGCAAGGGCAACGACGCCGCGATGTTCCAGGCGGCGGCGCAGCAGCGCTACGAAGACCTCCTTGCCAACGGCCATGCGGCTGACCCGGTGACCCGGATCGGCCTTGGGCCGGGCTTTGAACCCGAACTGCCTTCGCAAGTCGTCGTACGGGTGCGCTAGTGCCCTACGTCCTGGTCGACAGTTTCCGTTTCGGCGTCGATCGCCGGAGGCCGCGCTACGCAGCGGTGCCGGGAACGCTTTATGCCGGCAAGAATGTTCACATTTCACGCGGCGGCGATATCGAGCGCGCCAAGAAGTTCGTGAGCCAGTACACGCTGCCGGCGGGCACGTTTGGCCTCGGGCAGATCAACAGTCAGTTGTGGGTTTTCGGGTCTCTCGATCTGGCGGCGTCCATGCCGCCGAACGTGCAGTACCAAAGGCTGCAACTCGGCAGCGCCAACATGACCCAGGTGCTCTCGCACCGCACTTTCGACAGCAAGCATTATGTGGTCGCCGAGTACGACACCGGCGACATCGCGCATTTCTACAATGGCTCGCGCATAACGGCCATGGACGCGCAGGCGGACGCCAATTCCAGCTTCACGACGCTTGCGGATTATCTGGCGCGGAAGCTGTCCGCCGACTCGACCGTCGAAACGCAGGTTTCCGGCGGGTCGATCCTGGTTGAAGCAGTCACGGCGGGAGTCGCTTTCACGCTCGCGGCGAGCACGACAAATGGCGGGGCGGCGACAGACCAGACCGCGACCGTCACTTTGCTTCGGGCGAACGCCGCCGCCGTGGCGGAGGTACGCGCGGCCGGCAGCGTCACGATCACCGGCGGCTCTGCTTCGGCGGGGGTCAACACGGTAAGCCAGGTGACGGTCAACGGCACGAATCTGCTTTCGGCGCCGGTCGACTACATCAGCAACAACAACGCGACGGCCGCCGCGCTTGCGGCAGCGATCAACAATAACTCCCTCGCCAGCACGTATTCCGCCGTCGCCGCAGGCCCGACAGTCACCATCCGCGCGCTTCCCGGTCTCGGAGCGACCGCGAACGGCCGCGTCGTCGTCGCCACGACCACCGGCGATGTCACGGCGTCAGTGGTGGGTCTGGCGGGCGGCGTGACCGCAACGCCGGCCGTGGCGCAGATCAGCCAGGTGGCGTTTGGCGGGACATACGAGGCGACGGACACGTTTGTACTGACGCTGAACGGCGTGGCCTACACCGCCCGAGGCCGCGCGTCCGGCTACGGCACTTTCGCCAGCGTTTACAAGCGCCGGGTGTTCCAGACCGCCAACAGCCTTCTGCGCTATAGCAAGCTGTCCGACCCGCAGGACGTGACCGACGCCAGCCCGTCCACGGGCGCGGGGTTCATCAACCTATCGAACGATTCGGAAGGCTCCGAGCGGCTGGCGAGCATCGGGCCGTACCAGACCTACCTCGCGATCTTCTCGCGCCGCAACGTTCGCGTCTACGACATCAGCACCGACGCGACGCTGAACGCTTTCCGGCAGGAGCTTGAGAACACCGGCACTTTCGCGCCGAAGTCGGTCACCACCTACGGAAACACCGATGTCTTCTATCTGGACGACACGGGGATTCGCTCGCTTCAGGTGCGCGACGTGTCCAACGCCGCATTCGTCAGCGACGTGGGCTCGGCGATCGACCCGCTCATGGCGGAATATCTTGGGACGCTGACCCGCGACGCCCAATCCAAGGCCGTTTCCGTCATCGAGCCCATCGATGGCCGATTCATGTTGGCGCTTGGCCCGCGGGTGTTCGTCCTGTCGTTCTTCCCGAGCTCCAAGGTCAATGCGTGGAGTTGGTACGAACCGGGATTCACGATCACCGATTTTGCGCGGGTGCAGCGCCGCCTGTACGCCCGCGACGCGACCACGATCTACCTGTACGGCGGCCCTCGGGGCAACGTCTACCCGGAAGCGGGGGAGCAGTCGCCAGTGGTCGAATTGCCCTTCATCAACGCGCAGTCAGCCCCCGAGTTCAAGCGCTGGGAGGGCATGGACATGGGCGCGACCGGCGTGTGGCGAATGGAGATGCTTATCGACCCGCGCGACGAAACCAAGGTCGTCGACTGCGGCAGCATTGACGGCGTGACCTACGGGCTGCCGGAGACTTCCTTGATCGGCGAATTGCCGATGTTCGCGCTCAAGCTCACGTGTACGTCGGCGGGCTACGCGAGCCTGTCGAATCTTGTCGTGCATTATCGCGGGAGCCGCCCCGGATGATACGTGTCAGGGCCGCGACGCTTCGCGATGTGGACTTCATTCTGGAAGATCCTTCGTCAATCACGGCGCGAGAGCTTGAGGCGTCCGGCGTCACGACGTGGCAGGCCTTGCAGATGTTCCACGCCTCGATCCAGAAAGGCTTCGGGCGGACGCTGACCCGCGACGGCGTTCCGCTGTTCGTGCTGGCGCTTCGCCCGTCCGGCGAAGGCCTTCAGACGTGCTTTGTCGCGTCCGAGGCCTACTGGCGGCTGGGCGCGTCAGGGGTGCGCCTCGGGCGAGCCCTGGTGGCGTCGATTGCCGAGAAATTCCCAGGGCGGGCGCTTGTCGCTCGAACCTGGAGCGCGCAGCCGCAAGTTGCTCGCTGGTTCGCTTTGCTCGGGTTTGAAAAGCAATGCCATCTCGGGCTGAGCACGGTGTTTGTCCGCCCTCCAAAAGCCGAATTTTGGGGTGACAGCCGCCGTGGAAGCAGCTAATATGTGTTAGATCGGGCGCGCTCAGAACTGGTCTCGCCGAACCAGCAACCAGACAAAGCCACGCCCCATGTGCATCCCTCAATTCACCAGCGGCTCGGCGGGCCGCAACCAGGCCATCTGGCAGGCGCAGCGCGACGAAGAGATTCGCCAGCAGCAAGAGCGCGAACGCATCGCCGCGCAGCAGGAGATGCAGCGCCGGCTGGAGGAACAGCAAGCGCGCGAAGCGGCGATTCTCGCCGAGCAGCAGCGCGTAGCGCGGGAGGCCGAGGCGCAGGCGAGGGTAGACGAAGAACGCCGGCAGGTCATGATCCGGCACAACCGCAGCGCTGTCGACGACGCCTTCGCCGGCTTCAATGACCAATATTTTACGGACGCGGCGTCGCGATTCGCAGCGGCCAATCTTCCGGCGTTCGAGGATGATTATCGTCAGTCGCTCGACAAGCTCAAGGCCGCGCTCGCGGGCCGGGGCGCGCTCGAAAGCACTGCCGGCATTAACCAGATCGCGGACCTCGATCGCCGGGCGGCGACAGAGCGCGCGACGATCGCCTCGAAAGGCATGGACTTCGCCAACTCGCTCCGCGAAAAAGTCGGCGCGTCGCGCAACGCGCTCTACGAAGCGGCGGGCACGGCTGCGGAGCCGCAGGGCTTCGCGGCTCGCGCGACCGGCGAGGCCACCAACCTTGTCAACCTGGGCGGCGTCGTGCCGTTCGGCCAGCCCACGGCGTATGGCTCGCAGACGCCGGGCAGCGGCGTTGCCCCGCCGAACACCTCCAGTGTGTTCGGGGCTATCCTCGCGCCGTTGGTCAACGCCGCGAACGCCAACATGGGCGCGCCACGCGCAACAAACTCCATTGCGTCGGCGGTCAACGCTCCCATCACGGGGGCGGGCACGTCCAAGGTTCGTAACTGATGTGCGTTGACCCAATCTCCCTGGCGCTCACGGCAGCCGGCGCGGGCGCAAGCGCGCTCGGCACGAGTATGCAGAACAGCGCCAACAAGAAGGCCTATCGGCAGAACCTCATGGCGGAGGCCATGGCGGACCAGCGCAATCGCGAGATTGACGCCCGGAATAACGCGCGCGTCAACGAAGACATCGCGAAGGCGGAGCAGATCCAGTATCAGGCGCTCCTTCAGAACGCCGAGGAAGCACGGGTCCGGAATGAAGTGCTCGCGGATTTCACCGCGCGCCAGAGGCAGGTCGCGGAGCGTAACGCCGCACAACTCGCGGCCGGCGCGCAGGCGCAGGGAGCCGAGAGCACGAAAGCCCGGACGGCTGACGCCGCCCGTGTCCGTTCGGATTTCGCGGGCGCGGCGATCGACGGCTCGGCGCCGGTTGACGCCAACTTCCGCGGCAGCACGCCCGATGTCGTCAAGGACACGCTGGCCCGAGCCCTGGCCGACAGTCGGCGCACGGCGCGCGAGCGCTCGGACGCCAGCGCCGCCGTCAGCGCGTATGGCGACGCGGGAACGACGCAGGGCCTCGGGCTCGCGGACATCATTGGCGGAATCAACTTGAACAACGACGCAGCCAAGGGCGATCTGTCGCTCCTGCCGGCTGCGCAGGAGCTTCGCGGTTCGCTGGTCCGCACGCCGATCTACGCGCCGCCGCCCACCTTGCTTGAGGCGAACGTCGGCCGACCGCAGCAGATCGCCGCGCAGCCCTCCATGATGGCGGACGTGCTCAAGGGTTTTGGTTCGCTCGCGGGGTCTATCGCGGGTTCGGGGCGTGCGCCGGGCATGGCCCGCTCCGTCTCAAGCTGGTTCGGAGGCTGACGCCATGCCCTCGCTTCTTGGTCGCCGCATTCCGACCAGCGCTATCATCGCCAGCGCGCCCCGCGCGCCGCAGGCCGCTTCGAGCGCGCCACTTGCGCCCGCCGCCGGCTCGTCTGGCATCGGCGAGGCCATTGCGTCGCTCGGCCGCACGTTCCAGAACGGCGCGCAGATCGCGCTGCGGCAGGAGCAGTTGCAGAAACTCGCGAACGAGAATGAACTGACGCGCATGGTCGCAGGGGCGATCGGCGCGGACGGAATCATCAACAACCCGCAGGTCGCTTCGATCGCCGCCTCGCTCGGAGCCATGGACCCGCAGCGCTATGGTCGCTTGCAGGCGATCCAGGCCGCGACGACCGGCGGCGTGGATTCGCCCAAGGCGGCGGAGTTCCTGACCGGCCTCGGGGAGTACCGGGCAACGCCGCTGTACGCCAGCCGCGACTTCGCGAACCAGCAGCAAATGCAGCAGATGCAGGAGCAGACCAAGCTGCGCATGGCCGAAGCGCAGGAGCAGACGAAACTGCGCATCGCCGACAACACGCTTGAAACGGTCATGACGCCGGAAGGGCCTAAGTTCGTGCGCCGAAGCGCGGCGGTCGGTCAGGCCCCGGTGCTGACCACCGACCAGACCAAGGCAGTTGTGCAGAGCCAGCTTCTCCCGACCCTGCCGGAAAACCGCAAGGCCGATTTCGCTTTCGGCGCGCAGAGCCCCGGCGAACTCGGCAACGTCACCGTGGGCGGCCGTACGCTGCCGGCGTTCGCGCGGGCGGACGGTTTCTATGCGCCGGGCGGCGGAAAGATCGAGGGCGACGTTACGTCCTTCGGTAAGCTGACCGCCGCCAAGGCGGACGATCTGAGCGGCGACAGCGGCGTTGGCAAAGACGTGCTGACCGGGCGCATTAACACCGAGCGCGCGGTCGGCTTGATCGACAACCTGACAGAAGAACTGACGAAGCCCAACGCGGGCGTCAGCGTCGGCTTCCTCGGCAGCCTGTCGCAGACCGCGAACAACATCCGTTCGCAGTTCGAGGCCGGCGCGCGAGCGCTTGGACAGATGGGCGCGAAAGACGAACTTCGCGCGCCGGAAGTGGCGACGGCGCTCGACAACGTGATGCGCGAAAACAGCGTCATGTTCGCCGCGCTTCAGCGGCAGGGCATCGACACCGCCCAGGTGCGCGCGTTGATCGAGGATCTGGCTTACGCGCAGGCCAAGGCCAACGACCCGAACGGGCGTGTCAGCAACCAGGACGTTGAACGCGCCGGCCGCCAGGTCGGCATGGGTCTCGGCGATCCGGTCGCCATGCGCGCCGTCCTGTCCGATCTTCGCGAGCGGACGATCAGCGGGCAGGAAATCAGGGAGCGCAACGCTTCGGCGTTCCTGCCGCGAGGCCAGACCTTGCCGGCGTGGAACGCGCCGTTCATGCAGGGCCGGCAGCGCCCGGCGCAGGGGGCGGCCCCCGCGCAAGGAACGACGCCGGCCAGCAACCTGAAACAGAAATACGGGCTTGAGTGATGTCCGACATCGCCCGCGTCAAGCGCAACATCCAGAAGATGATCGATCAGGGCGCTCCTGAATCGGACATCGACGCCTATGTGGCGGAGGAGGGCCTGACGCCGGAAGCGCTTCGCGCCGCGCCGGTCGCCGCGCCTGCGGCTCCGCCGGCCCCTCCGTCGCTTGGCCTGCAATCGGCGCTCGACGCGCAGGCGGGCAAGGTTACGTCCGAGACGCCGAAGTACGGCTTCGGACGGGGGTTGATGCTTGGCTCGCAGGCTGTCGGCAAGGGGCTTGCTGACGTTGCGGGTCTCGTGCCTGACCTTTCGACCGCCGCCGCGAATCTCGCGCTGGCCGGCGTGGACACTGCGGCGTCGGTTGTTGGCGGAGGCGTCGACTACCGCTTCCCGCCTAGCGCGCTCGGCAGTGAGGCGCTATCGCGCGCAGCCGGCAATGCGGCGGAGGCCGCAGGCCTCGAACTGGTCGAACCCGAAAACTCGCGCGAGCGGATGATGTACAACATCAACCGTTACGGCACGCAAGGTTTGGCGACCGGCGGCCTCATGGCTCGCCTCGGCGCGGCAACCGCGCCGTCGAACACCCCTCGCCTTCGCGATGCGTTCCTGAAGCCCTACGCAGACGCCCCGGTCAAGACCGTGATGGGCGACGCCGCCAGTGGCGCGGGCGCCGGCGTGGCGCTGACCGGCTCGCAGGAGTACCTGCCCCAACAAATCCGCGACTACGGCGGAGGCCTCGGGGGCACACTGGCGGACTTCCTCGCCATGATGGCCGGCGGCATGGCCGGCACGATCGGTTACGGAACGCTTGTGAACGGGCCAGGCGACATTCGCGCAATGGCGACAGCCAAACGGCCGGCGGCCGACGTGGCCTTCGACCCGCAGACTGGTGCGCCTGTCACCAACCGCGCGTTCGAAAAGGCGGCGGTCAAGATGCAGTCGAAGGCGGTGGACGCATCCGCCGCCGTCAAGGCGATCGATGACGCCATGGAACAGGCGGGCGGCCTGCCGCTTCCGACAACGGGGCTGATGACCAGCGATAGCGGCCTGATTGGCGTCGAGCAACGGCTGCGTACGTCGATGAGCGGCGACAGCCTGGCGGAGGGGCCGAACGTCGCTCCGGCCACGCAGCGGAACTACTCGTTCGTCGAGCGCGACAAGGCCCTCCGCGACGCCGCGGTCGAGAAGGTAAACGCCATGCGGCCGCCGGATGCGGACCCGGTGGCGCTTCAACAAGCTGCGGCTGCGGAAACCCGCCGTATGCGCGAGGAAGTGCAGGCGGCTAACGAGGCGGAACGCGCCCGGCGGCAGGCGAGGGTTGACACCGTGGAAGGCCGCGCCGAAAAGGTCGAAGCCCTGCGGCGCGAAGACGCGCTGCCGATTCAGCCCTACACGAAGCCTGGCGCTGACGTAGAAGCCAGCATTCGGCTTGACGACGCCGTGGTCAACCGCAGCTATTTGCCCGATCGCGCGAACAAAAACGCGCTGTACGACAACGTTGACCCCGCCCGCGCCGAAATGGTGGACATAGCGCCGATGGCGGCCGCAGCGGCGAAAGTACGCGAGCAGATCAACCAGCTAGGGCCGCAAGCGCAACAACTACCCGCAGAGTTTGTGCAGCGAGTCGAAAAGCTGGCGCCGAAGATCGAGCAGCAACCGTCGGCCATTGTCGGGCCGGACGGGGGCCTCATCATGCGCGAGGTCAACACCGGCGGAAGTGGAAGGGCCGCCGTTGGCGACATCGTAGATCTGCAAAAGTACACCGGCAAAGCCCGCGACACCGCGCGCCAGACAGGCAACTTCGCATTGGCGGACAACTTGGCGGAGCTTCGCGCCGGAGCGAACGAGGCCATCGAGAACTCGCCCGCCGCAGCAGCGGCCAACAGTAACTATCAGGAGAACTTCGCGCCGAAGTACCGCCCTGGACCGGGCGACGAAATGGCGAAGTTCACGAAGGACATTGACCGGGACGGCACACGCAGCACGACGCCGCCAGAGAAGACCGCAGCGCGGTTCCTTTCCAGCCCGGAAAAGGCAAAAGCCCTTCAGCGCGTACTCGCGGATTCGCCCGCAGGCGCGCAAGGCAACGCCGCAGTCCGCGACTATTTGCTATCGGATCTTGCGGGGTCGGGTGTGCTCGACAGCCGCAGCGGTTTGGTACGTCCGGATCGCTTGAAGGCCTGGCGCGACAGATACGGCGCGCAACTGGACGCACTGCCGGGGTTCAAGGAAGAGGTTAACGGCCTGCTTTCGCGCGCTGAAAAAGGCGAGCGCGTTTCAGGTGGCCTCGCGAAAAGCATCCGTGACGCACAGAGCAAATTCAGGGAGAGCGAGCGAGCCGCTGGCCGCGCCGAGCGCGACATTGAAGCCGCGATCAACAAGAGCGCGCTGTCTTCGGTCATCGACGCCGACGCCGACCGCGCGGTATTCTCGATCATGCGCGATCCGGACAGTTCGCAAAAGAAAATCGACGAGCTTCTGCGGTTGACGCAGAACAACACAGACGCGCGCGACGGGTTGAAGGCCTCCGTCGCCGATTACTTCGCGTCGAAGGTTTCCGGCGTCGCCCCGCAGAACGTCAGCGAAGGCACGCAGAGCATCAACTTCGCGCAATTGACCAAAGAGTTCGAGCGGCACCGCCCGACGCTCGCGAAGCTGTACAGCCCTGAAGAAATGAACAACCTCCAGCAAGCGCAGACGGTGCTCGCCCCGCTCGCCAAACGCGCGCAGCAAGCGACAGAAGGCTCGCAAACAGCGGAACGCAGCCAAAGCTTCTTGCGGGCGCTAGAGGCCGGATTTAAGCTGTATTTCGGCATGTTGAAGGGCGGGGGCCTCACGCGCACGGCCAAGCTTATCCTGGAGCAACTGAACGACGGCAGCGCCCAGGCCGCTGAAAGGTTGATCGCCCGCGCGATGTTCGATCCCGCTCTGGCGAAGCAGCTTCTCACGGCGAACGTCAAGCCTCCGGCCGGCGCGCTTCGCGGCCCCGCCACGGGGCGGCTGCTTCGCGTCGGCGAAGTCGCGCGGCAAACGACCGAGGAGGATTGATTTTTTACTGGCGGCAATAGCGCAAAAAAGATAGCTAGAAAGCGCTTGCGTTGTGTAAATAAGTGTGTTTATTGCTCGCGGTGTTGAAGCAGGGAGGTCCACCGCCACCAGGGAGCAAGGACATGGATGACGAACTGAATAGCAGGAAGCGCCGGGCGCTTGAGTTTTCAAAGCGGCTGTTGGCCCTTCGGGTAGACAAAGGCTATAATCAATCGGAGCTTGCGATTCGGGCAAGCGCCTACCTTCCAGATCGCCGGTCATTTTCAAGGGCGAGCATATCGCGTTACGAGATGGGCGAAAACATTCCAGGCCCAAACACACTAGCGGCGCTCGCTCAGGCGCTCGGGGTCGAACCAGCAGAATTGCTGCCCCGCACAATCGGCGCCGGCCAACGCGCGCCAGTCTTCCTCGAAGCGGATTCGGAAGGCCACGCCAGACTGTCGCTGGACATACGGCTCCCTTACGATCTTGCGCTCAAGATCATGGCAATGCTGCCTTCGCGTTCATGACCTCGGGAGAGTTTGCGAACCTCTGCGGCGTGTCCTTGCGGACAGTACAGCGCTACCTGGCGGACGGGCGGTTGAAGCCCGCTTACCGCACCGCAGGAGGCCACGCCCGTTTTACGCCAGATCAAAAAGAGAGATTGCCATGCCCCGACCCGTCCGCACCGTTCCCTGGATCGAGACCCGCAACGGCGTCCACTATGTCAACTGGTACGCGCCGCCTGCGGATTCAGCGGCCAAAGGACGGACGGAGCGCCTTAGCCTTCGCACGCGAGACGCGGCTGAAGCGCAAGCTCGCTTCGCTGCCTTCCTCGCTGAAGGCCCCGCTATTTTCGCGCCGAAAAGTGTGCAAGCTGTCGTAACTGTGCCAGACGCGCTTGATCGCTATTTCACCGAGCACGTCGTCCCGAATGTTTCGAGCCGGATTCGACAGGAAATCGCCATCCGGCACCTGAAAGCCTACTTCGGCGATACGCCGCTCAACAAGGTGGACATCCCCGCCTGCCGCGGCTATGCAGCCGCGCGCCGCGCCGGGGCTGTCGGGGGGCATGTCTCGGGCAAGCGCGCCGAAGGGAGCGATTCCACCATTCGACGGGAACTGACCGTTCTGCGGGCCGCGGCGGGCCATGCGCTCAGGTGGAAGCGCCTGTCGGCGGCGGACGCGCCCACCTTCGAGTTGCCCACCGAGAACCAGCTTGACGAAGACGCCATGTGGCTGACGAAGGGCGAGCTCCTGCGGCTGCTCCGCCGCGCCGACGGCGATCTGAAGACCTTCATCGCGATATGTTACTGGACCGGTTCGCGCCGGGGGGCGATCGAGACCTTGACGCTGGCGCAGGTCGAGGCCGACCGAGGCCGCGTCAAGCTCGCCAAGCCGGGGGAGAAGCGCACCAACAAGCGCCGGCCGCCAGTCCCGATCTTCCCGCGCATGAAACCCTACCTGGTCCGTCAGATGAAGGCCGCTGAAGCCGCCGGCCGCAGCACGCTCTACGCCTCGAACATCGACTTCTACAAGGCCTTCCGGACGCTCTGCGAGGCCGAAGGCCTCGGGGAGAAAGGCTTTCCCCACATCCTGCGCCATAGCCGCGCCACGCACATGCTGATGGCCGGGGAGAGCATCTACAAGGTGGCGAAGCTCCTGGGCGACACGATCCGGACTGTCGAGACCCGGTACGGTCACGCCAGCGTCGAATTTCTCGCGCAGAACTGACCCGCCGTTGCGGCGCGTTACGCGTCAAATTCTGTCGTAGATATTGAACGGAATCGTTCTAAGTCTCTGATAATATTGCGTTCACCATTCGCACACTCTTCAACTCTCTGCCCTCCGAAGGCAAAGGTCACACGTTCGAATCGTGTCGGGTGCGCCAGTAACCCCCTGAAATCGTTAAGTTGTTCATTTGTTTGATTTGGCGTGAATGCCTGTTTGGCGCGTTACTCTGGCGCGTTATTTCCGGTAGCGCTTGCCTTCCCAGCCGTCAGCGGCGATCGGCAGACCGTCCATCCAGGGCCTCGGCTGCTTCATGAGCCCGACAAATTCGTCGAACGAGCCGAAACCGACAGGCGCTTCGGCCACTACCTCGTCGTGGATCGTCAGAACGGGCGTGTAGCCCGCCGCGTCGACCGCCAACATGCTTTCAGCCATGACATCGCGCGCTGCCGCCTGGACGGGGTTCTGCACGGCCAGCCCGCCGTAGAAATGCTGCTTCGACCATTTCTTCGTGAAGCTGTCGACCGCGAAAAACGACATGCCTTTTACCTTGGCGGGCTTGCCTTCGTCGTCGGTCCAGGGCGCTTCGCGCCAGTCGATCGAGGGAAAGGCGTAGGCGATCAACCTCCCGCTCGGCAACCGGCAGAACAGCCACGAACCGTGCTTGCGGTAGCGGAGCCGGCCGGCGTGGGTGACGAGCCCCGGATTCTCGACCGCCTCGACCGCCGCCTGATTGCAGGCTTTCCAGTAAGCGACTGTCGCGGGGTGGCTGTCGCGCCAGCCGAGCTTGACGACCTCCGCCGTTAGCCAGCGCCGCTGCATGACCCCGCTCGCCTTGCCCCGCGCTTCCCACGCTTCCTCGGCCTTCCGGATGTTGGCCGCCGTCGCGCTCGCCATCACGGCGTCGTGCGTGTCGGCGATGTCGAGGCGATAGTTCTTCGCCATTTTCAGGAGCGCCATCGCGCCGCCGCCGAATCCGAAGCTGAGGTCGCTGACCTTGCCGACTTGCCTTCGAGGATCTTCCTTGGAGATGCTGTCCGGACTCACACGGTAAATGCCCGCCGCCGAGACGATGTACACGTCCGGACCGGCCTTGTTGTCGGCGTCGACGAAGGCCTTCAGGACATGCTGCTCGCCGGCCAGCCACGCCGTCATGCGGGCTTCGATCTGGCTGTAGTCGGCGGCGAGAAGGCGGTGGCCTGGTCCGGCCGTAATCATGGAACGGATGCAGTCCGACACCACCGACAGCGCGGACACCGGCGGTATGTTGGCCTCCGGCGGGAACGTCTCGCCGTACAGCATCTCCAGCAGTTCAGCATCGCCGAGCATGAGGTTGTCGAGAACGGCGGGCGTCACCTTCAGCGCGGGCCGCGGTAGGTTCTGAAGCTGCGCGCCGCGCGCCGCCCACCGACCCGTCGTCGCGCCGTGATACTGAAGGTTCCCGCGCATCCGGCCGTCCGCCTGGCGCGTTGCAAGCAGCTTGGCGATCTTGGCGGTGCTTGTCTTGGCGCCTTCTTGCCGGATGTTCAGCGCGCGCCGCACGTCGGGCGGCAGATCATCGCGCACCAGCAGGTCGGCCAGTTCGTCCTTCTTGACCGATTCCGCATCGACGCCGCGCTCGCGACAGAACCCGACCAGTTCGGCGACGTTCGAGACGCCCCGGACATGAAGATCCGTGACGCGGCGCATCTCCTCGTCCAGGCGGGCCTGCGCGGCCTCCACGACCCGCTGGCCGGCCAGGCAGAGCGCTTCGTCGACATAGACGCCCCGGTCGTTCGCGCGTTGGTCCAGGAACCACACCCGCTGCTCGGAATCGGACAGGGGCGGAATTCGGGCGTCGATCGCCGCTTCGGCGCGAACGTCCGCCTTGCAGTACTCCCCGAGGCGGGCCAGCTTCTCCGGTTCATCCCACCAGTATACGCCTGCGGGGTCTTCTCCCTTGCGCGCCTTCCTAGTTTTGCTCATCCGGAGCATAAGGGCCTTGCCCTCCATGTCCTTTTCCTGCGCCAGCCCGATCGCGGGGGCGCATTGCTCCAGCTTGCCCGGAAGGCCGACAGCGTACGCGGCCGCCATGACGCAGCGGTATTGCTCCAGGTCGGGCTCGGGCCAGCCGTAGCGAGGCGTCAGCAGCCTGCGCCAGGCAAGCCGCTCGAACGCGACGTTCCAGCCGTAGACAAGACCGCCGAGCAAAACGTGCTCAGCAACACGCAGCGGGACAGGCTGGCCGGGGAACCACAGTTGCGGCTCCTCGTCGTCGAACGCCCACGCAAGCAGCCATATATCTGCGCTCGGATGATCGAAGTAGACGTAAGCGTTCGCTTTCGGCAGGTCCACGACGCATCGGGTTTCAACGTCGATATGCAGCTTCACCGCCGCCTCTTGCGCTTTAAGGCTTTCCAGTGCGGCGGTTCGGAGAAATCATCGCCAACGCCAAGGTAGTTCTTGTTCGGCTTCGTTGGGGTCACCGTAACGACGGTCTCGCCCTCGATCAGAAGCCAGTGCCCGTCCGGTAGCGGAACGCTGCGCGCCTTTATGGCGATGTACGGGTCCGCGATCCTCTGAAGCTGGCGACGGTGGGATTCGACATCGATTCCGCAGCACCGCTCCATGAAACGCAAAAGCGCATGGTCGCTAATCCGTCGCACGGGAGACCTCCACGGCAACGTATTCAACGGTGAACAGATCGTGCTCAAGCCAGGCCAAAGTCCAGACCTCCGCGTCGCTTCGCGTGGGGAACTTCTCGGCTTCGCGGGGGTCGCGACGCCAGACCAGCGGCCGCCAGCCTGTGCTTCTGTCAGTGGCCGGCCGGGGCGTCGGATTGACCGCCACGTACTGACCCTCCACTTCGACGGCGTAAAAACCCTTCATTTGCGGCGGTTCCGGGTTCGGCCCCGGCCTTGTTGGCGGCTCAATCGGAAAACCATGTCGAGCGGCGCGCGGGGGCCGTCGTGGGTGCGGTGGCCGCGATACACGGTTCGCGCCAACATGTCCGCGTGGCATTCCAGCAGTGGGGGCTTCTGAACCGACTCAATGCTGGCGCTCCAGTGCGCTTCGCAATAACTGCGGCCTTCTTTCTGCGGGTCGCCGCAGAACAGGTATGGCGCGCGGTCGCCGATCGGCCAGCGGCACTCCCCGCGTTTCAGGTCGAAAAGGGTCTTCAATTGGTTGTCGCACATTTTGTCCTCTCGGTTCAACTTTTTCACGAGCGAGGCCGCGCGAGAGCGGCCCCGCCCGCTGGTTTACGACATGGCGCGGCGGTAGAGATCGAGGATTTCTTCCTCTGCCGCCAGTTCATCCCGATCGCGCTTGCGTTCGGCGATCAGCTTGCGCATGATCTTCGGAGCGAACCCGTTGGCCTTTGCCTCGGCGTAGACATCGCGGATGTCGTCGGCCGTGGCCTTCTTCTCCTCCTCAAGCCGTTCGACGCGCTCGATCAACGCGCGCAGTTGCGGATTGAAGTTGGACCTGGGGGCTTCGTCCGTCATAGCGCCCCCACGATGTTCTTGAAGTGCCTCTCAAGGCCGGTCAACGCCCTGTCCGCCTGTTTGAGGCGGTTGATCGCGCGGTCTATGTCGCCGTTAACCGTGTCCGGCGCAGAGGGCTGCGCGTCCCACGCAACCGGCCCAAGCAGACGCTCGTGGGTGTGCATCGCCCACTCCTCAAGCGCCTGGACGCGATCGTTGAAAGAGTTGATCTCCGCGAACAGCCCTGATGACTTACTGAGCTCCACCGCCGCCCCCTTCACGAGAAGATCTCCTCGGTCACGTCGACCGGCTCGAACTCCTGCGCGGCCGTGATCATGCCGCCGCCGATACGCTCGTCGTCCTCAAGAAGCTGCACGTTCTGGAGGTAGACGCCGACGCCTTTCTGCTCGCCGTCGTAGGGCTTCACGCGCACGGTCACGAACGCCCACCGGCCGCCGTAAACCTCGTGCGCCTTGTCATCGCCGCACACATCGCCGTTGGCGAAGACAACCCCCGGCTTGTTGCGCGAATTGAGCCGCAGGAACACCGAGTAATCGGCGGCAAGCTCCGACATCCGGGGCTGGTCTTCGGTCTTGAGGAACGGCTTCTTGACCTTGACCTTTTTCGCGTAGTCGGCGCCCCATTCCTCCACCGCGGCGGCTTCAACCGCGTCGGTCAACACCTTCATGTTGACCCCTCGGGGGATCAGCACCGTGGTCTGGAAGCGCGCCTTGTCCGGATTGTTCGGTTCCTTGCGGTTCGGCTGCGGCTTGAAGAAGTGCGGGTAGTACAGCCGCACGCGCGGCAGCCTGATGTTCCCGCTCGCCATGAGCTTGCACGTCATTTTATCAGACGACATCTGGGTCACTTTCGTTCGAGGTTGCAAATTCCGACGCATCGGCGATAACCGACGGACGGGGGTCATCATCGGGAGCCAGGACGGTCCCCGAGGATTTCTTGACGGTCAGGTCGGCGAGCGCCTTGGCGCGCTCGGCCTTGTTCCTTCCCGGCATAAGTTTTTCGATCTTGGCGGGAGAGAGCAGTTCGGGCTCGGTCCAGATGTCCGTCAGCCCGCGCGCCTGAAGCGCCTGGGCGGCCTCCTGCTCGTTCCGCCATTCCCTTGTCGCCCGCCGCGCCACCAGCTTGTAGCCGGTCGGAAACCGGCCCTGCGCGGCCTCGGCGTGGGCGAACTCGTCGATGCGCGCAAGCCAAGACGTGATTTCCGTCCGCAGGCGCAGCACCCGCGCGATTTCGTCGGGGCTCATCGCCGTGACGATCGGCAGGGTTGGCTTCTCATCGTAGACGCCAAACTCGGCCTTCACGATATCGAGAACCCGGTCCCGCTTGGCCGGGCAGATCGCCTCGGCCTTGCAGAACTTGCACCAGTCGCCAGCCCGTAGCGGCGCGTCCGGCGCTTCCGAGGCCTCCGCCGCCCGCGCAAGATCCACCTCGAAGTCGAGCAACGTCACCGCGTCGGCGACCCACCTGCGAACGGGTCCGTCCTTGTGGCCGCAACGCGGCTGAACCACGATAAGCTCGATGTCGCCGACGCCCCGATTGTGGTACCGATTGACCACGCCGAGCGCGTAGCAGAGCAGTTGCGTGTTCTCGGACGGCTCAACCGCAACGCCCCGGCCGTATTTCAGGTCGGCGACCACAACCTTCTGCGTCGCCGGATCGTAGGCCATGAAGTCGGCGGTCCCGCCCTCCATACCGGAGACGCCGGACAGATCGACCCACGTCTCGTAGGAATGCTCGACTTGCGGAGACGCCGCCGCGAGAACGCCCGCGCAGGTGTCAAGGTAAAGCTGGACGCCATCCACCATCTCGGAATCGACAAGGAACGAGCGGCCGCCAACGGGGGCGATCGTCACGCGCTGCGCCTCCGGCGCGTCCAGGTTGACATAGAAATCCGCAAGATCTTCCGCGCGGATTCCTTCACGCGCGCAGCGCTCCGCCAGTTCGTGCGCCGCAGTGCCCTCGTCCGCGAAGGACGAGCGCCTGTCGGGGATGTGCTCCTGCATCCGGAGGCTTCCAGGGCACTCCATGACGCGCTTCGAGCCGGACGGGCTGAAGCGCGCATGGCGCCGGGCGACGTGGCCGCTCATGAAAGCACCACGGCGGAGACAAGGATCGCCGCAACGCTGGCGATCACGACAAGCAGGGAGCCAGGGAACAGAAGCGCTGCCCCGACTGAAGCCGCAGCGCAGACGCCGCTCAAGACGGCGGCGCGAACATGCCTGTCGAGGCTCATGCCAGCCCCCTATGCTTCGCAATCGCGGCGATGAAGGCCTTGCGGTCGCCCGGCTTGATTTCGCTGATTTTCGCAGCATTGAACTCCGCCAGAACCTCGCGGCACTTCGCGCGGCCGTCCGCCTGCCTGCCGAGGTCGAGCAAGGCGTTGCGGGCGTCGTCCTCGGTGAACTCGGTTTCCGAGTTCAGGGCGGCGATCGTCTCGACCGCGGCGGCCTCGACCGTCGCAGGCTTGCTGGCCTCGGGCTGCGGGGCGGGTTTCTCGGCGGGGTCAAGCGCCGGAACCGGCTCGACCAGCGCGGGCGACTCGGGGGCGCGCCTGGCGCGCTTGCGAGGCGTCGCCTGCGGCGCAGGCGACGAAAGCTGCGCGTCATCGATCTGGTTCCCGATCGCGGCGGCCAGCGCCGCCAGTTCGTCCAGGGCTTCCTGCGCGGCAGCCCCCGTGATCGTGATATTGACAGGCATGTGCGTTTTCCCTTTCAAAAGTTGCACATTTTTCGACACTTCAGGCGACAAAATTTTGGTTGTCGGCGAATTTCGCACCGGCGCAGAACCGCCGGTCTCTTCACCGAGCCGGAGCCAGCCCCATTGCGTCTTCCCGCTGCGCGGCGCGTCCGCCGGCTCCCACACCAACCAGCACCAGTCAGAAGACCCGTTACCGGCCTTATTCCCTGCGGCCAGATAATCCCCCGGCGGACAGGACACGCGAGGCGTCACGACCCAAATTCGATCCGGTGGGAAATCGTGATAGAGGCCGTTTGCGCGTTCGCTGCTCGCCAAAAACCGAACATCCACAAACGCAGCGGTTTTCAGCCCGGTGGCGAGCGCCTGTCGAATGGCAGTTTCCGTCCCCTTCGCCTTGAAATATGGGGGGTTCGTGATAATCGCGCCTGGGGCGAGATGCGGCGCAACGCCATCCTGCAAGAAATTACGCTCCCCCTTGAACCAAGGGGTCTGCGCCGGGACGCGCCGGACCAAATCACACCCGAACGCCTCGATCCCGGCCGCCCGACAGGCGGAAACAATGTTCCCCCCTCCGCAGCAAGGGTCCAGCACCGGCGCGGCGAAACGCTCAACACGCAACAAAGCCGTCGTCGCAATCACGGGCTCCACGTACCAATCCTCGGAGTGGCGCTCCCAGATGTGCGCCTTCTTCACACGCTTCGTAGATTCGACCACCTCAAGCTCCAACGGTTTCGAGAAGCGCGGCGAGGACTTCCGCCGCGACTTGCGGAACGATTGCATTGCCTCCAACGCGCCAGAGATCCACTCGTCCGGGAAGCCCATCAACCAGAAGGCGAAGACCGGGTTTGGTGCGCCGCGCTTTTCCGTCGTGGCAGATGATCCATTCGTGATCGGACCAGTAAGAGCCGGAATAGTTGTGCCCTGTGCTGCGTGTTCCATTGCTATGTTCAACGGAGTCCCCATGCGCCGGCCATGCTTCGCCACAACTCGCGCCTGTCTCGCCTCGTGCGTCTCTGGTGTATCCCCGCTCAGCGAAGCCGATACGGTCGGCCAAGTCGCCAGTTCCGTTGCGGCCATCTGGCGGGGCAACTGGTCGAGTCGTGAGCGGTCGCCTGCTTCTGTCGCCATCCCCACGCTGTCCTTCCAGTCTCGGGCCGAAGGCGTCACCCAGGGCGACGCCTTGTGCATCTGCGCCGGCAGCGGCATTCCGCCCGCTCCGAAGCTCATGTTCGGCCCGCCCTTCTCCCCGTCGCTCGCACGCGGCGTGCTCCAGGTCATCAGTCCGTTCAGCAGCGGCTCGTCCGCCCGCGCCCCGCTGCGCGCCTTCCTGCCGCCCTGCACGTCCGCCACGGTCGGCGTCGGCCACGGCGACCCAATACAGCCGGTTCCGTTGGTGTGGCGCGTCGACGGCGAGAGCCGGGATATCGACCGTCCGGCTGGCGTAGCCTTCGCCCTCCAGATCAGCGCGGACTCCGTCGAACCAATCGTAGCCAGCCGCTCCCGCAGCCTGTTCTCCCACGAGGACAGGGGGCCTTCGGGCACGGGCGAGCCGATATACGTCCGGCCACAGATGCCTTGGATCATCGGTTCCGAGCCCTTTGCCCGCCGGGCTGAACGGCTGGCAGGGGCAAGAGGCGGTCCAGAGGGGCCTGTCGTCGGGCCAGCCGGCCATTCGGGCGGCGACGGACCAGAGGCCGCCGCCAGCGAAGAGGTGGACTTGGGTAAATCCTGTGAGGTCATTTGGCGTCAGGTCCATGATTGAACGGGAGTCGACAACGCCCGGCGCGATGACGCCCCGGGCAATCTGCTCGCGCAGGATGGCGCAGGCGGCTTCGTCGATTTCGTTGTAATAGGCGGTCATCGCGCCAACGCCCAAATGATCAGCCAAACGGCATCCAGGAGCATCGCCGCCGAGACTGCCCGGCTGATATCGATCTCCGCCTTCGCGCCGCGCCGCGCCCAAAGCACCAGCGCCGTTCCGGCGAGCAATCCGAAAGTAATCATGTCCGTTTCCTCTTCGCAGGTTTCCGCGCGCCCCGTTCCAGCCGCTTGACCGGAACGCTTTCCTCGGTCGCGTAGCGCTTGCCGCACTCGTCGCATTGCCGGCGGCGAAGAACCGCGAGCCCTGCGGGCTGCTTGCGCAGCACCCACGACTTTCGCGAGCCGCACTTGGGGCAAGGCGTCATGCGAACAACTCCCTTGTCGTCGCCAGCTTGTCAGCGCACGCCGCCTGAATGCGTTCGTCGTACGACCCCGGCACAGTCGCGAACCACGCCTGGCAAGGCCTCGTCTTGAACAGGTTCACCACGCGCATCGCTGCTTGCTCGTTGACGCCCGGCGTCCATGAACTTTCGGCAAAGACAAGCTCGTCGGCGGCGCTCAAGTCGATCGCTTCCCCAGCCGTATCAAGGTTGCCGACGAAGACCCGGCACTCCGGATCGCGCGCAAATCTCTCAACCGCTTCCCGCCGCTCCCGCGCGCTCGAACCGCCATAAAGCGAAACAGCCCCGAACGCCCGGAGCGCGTCCCGGTAGCTTTCAACAACTTCAACATGGTGGGCGAACAAAACGAGCTTCGACCCGCCGTCCTCCAGGCGCTCGAATGCCCAATCCGCCACCGCCTTGACCTTGGCGAGGCCAGTCAGACGCCGCAGTTCGCCCTTCGACGCCGCGAGGCTCGACAGCGCAGCAACGCCGGAACGATCCAGCGCGGCGTTGATTTCCCGCACATCGTCGGCGACCGACGCCGGAAGCCGAAGGCCTCCGGTCAGCGGCAGGATATCGACAGACAGCCGCGGGAGATCCGGCGCGATATCTTCCAGCGACCGGCGAAGCACGTAGGGCTCCATGGCCGCTTTAAGCTCAGCCAGGTTCTTGCCGCCGGTAATCCGGACATGGCCAAGATAGTTTTCCTCGGTGCGACAGTAGCGACTGACGAACGTCCAGTAGGACAGGGGATGGCCGGGACGCGACCCCTTGACCTTCCCGCCGGGAATAACCCCCGGCATGATCGCCCGCAGCATCGGCCACAACTCCGCAGGGTGGCTTGGCGCAGGCGTGCCGGACAGGCACCAGACCACCGGCGCGCATTCCGCGAGGCCTCCGGCGCGGTCCCACTTCTCCCCGTAGGCGGCTTTCGTCCTGCGCGCGTCCCGCGTCTTCAGCCGGTGGCTCTCGTCAAACACGACCAGATCCCACGGCCGCTGGAGCTTTTCGCGCAGCGAGCCCGAGGCGAGATCGTAGCTGGTGATGTTGACGCCTTCGCCGGGGTCGGACGCGCGGCTGACAAGCACTCGAACCCCGCGCGGTTGCGTCTGAAACCCGATCCACGCCTTCGCGTGCTCGACCGTCGCCGCGCCGCGCGTCAACCAGAGGATATTTTTCGCGCCGACTCGATCTGCTCCGCCGATCGCCGAAGGCGTCTTGCCGACGCGCATCTTGTCGGCCAGAAGGGCGGACGGGCGCTCAGCCAGGAAGTCAGCAGCGGTGATCTGGTGCGGGCGAAGCGAGCGAAGCGGCATGTGCATCCCGTGAATCTGTTGCTAATACCCTACACACAATTCAACAGTCCGCGCAAGCGGAAAGTTGCCTGGATCGTCGCTATTTTCCCTCCAATGCCGCACGGGCGCGGCGCAGGTCGGCTATCCTGTGCTCCAAACGTTCAATCTCGGATTGAGCGTCTTCAAACTTGATACGCCTTAAATTTCGATCCAAGAGTTTTCGCAATTCGACGTAATCTTTTTGCGCCAACCCGCCGAATATATCGAAACTCTCGTACCAATAATGTTTGCTCGGGCCGACTCGGAACCTTATGCCCGCACCCGCCAATTCGTGTCCGTAGAAGGTTATCTGGTAGGTGCATTCATTATTGCCGCCCACCATGTCGTCGTTTATGCTGGGTTTTGGGGCAAAAACAGTGCCGACAGGCGGGCCGCTTATCGTCGCTTGCATTTTATGCAGAAACGTTTTCATGTTCCCTCCAATGCCGCACGGGCGCGACGCAGAACGCCGAAGGTCAAACTCATTTTCTCGCCGTTGCCGTACCATCCAACATGGTCGTTATCGTCGTGGTCGTCCATTCCAATATCTTCGTCATGGTGCGCCATTACCTGCGCTAACGCCTCCCGCAGCTTCGCGTTCTCGGCCTCCAGCGCCTCGATCTTCGCCAGCGCGCATTCGTAGTGTCGCGGTCCCCAGGTATGGCAGTCGCCGGCATGGGTTGACCCATTGCCCTTGGCGTCCCGGTCTTCCTGCCAGCGCAGGGCGGCGCGAAGGCGTTCGATTTCGGCGGCGGCTTTCTTTGCAAGCGGCATGTAGACGCCGGACGGTGCATCGCCGCCAGTCGCCAGCGCCTCAAGCCTCTTCACCAGATCATTGCTCATGTCGGCTCCTTCATGGCTCGGATGACCTCCGCTATAAGATAGGCTTGATGCTCCGCTGTCCGCTTGGAGGGGTAATCTGCATACGAAAACCCATGACCTCCTGCCTGCGTAGCCACCTTCGCCGCTTCCTCAAGCGCTGCGTTGCGAACGGCGGCTTCCGCGCTGGCAACTCGCGTTTCCGCGTCCAGTCCAATCAGCGCGAGGCGGCAGAGTTCGCGAACGGTAGCGGGGTCGAGCCGGGCTATATGCAGCGCATCAGCCACCCACTGCTTATGGCGTGTGCTTCTCGCCGAACTGTGTGGATAGGGACCCAACGCGATCCGTGACCACATCCCACCGTCCGGATCACCGTAGATAGTGGTAGCTTCTAGCCGCCATGATCCGGGCGTCACTCCCTCGCACCCCGCTGCAATAGCTTCGATCTGGTCTCTGGTCATGGCTTGTTCTCCTCTTTCGGAGGGAGGGGAAGGGGACGCCAGTGCGTTGGTGAGACAGGCCAGCAGGCTTCCGTTTCTTCAGCGGTTTCGTACCAGCCGGGCTCGAAAAGTTCCTGCTCCTCAAAATCATCATCGATGTCAGTTTGTGATAGCCAACAGCCGCGAAAGGTGCGCCAATTGCCAAGACGATTGCGCAGCCCCAGAAGGATTGTTCTGCCATTCTTTCGCGCGCTGTCCATCGGTTGCCACATCGCCGCTTCGTAGGCGTCGATGGCGGCGCGAAGCTTGCTATTCAAGAAGGCCCGCGCAAACTCTTCGCCGTCAGCTCCTCCTGCCGCGCAGAACCTCAACATCTGAGGGTCAAGCATCGCGGTCATCGCCGCCTCAAAAGCCTTCTCTCTGATTGCGTCAGTCATGACGGGTAGTCTCCTCCGTTCGCAATGCGCAGGAACTCGGTTGTTTGCGCCTCGCGCTCGGCTTCCATCGCCGCCGCCGCCTCCGCCGCCCCCACCGCTGCCCACGCCACCGAACGCTGCGCCGCCGTCGCCGCCGCCCCCACCGCTGCCCACGCCTCCCCCGCCTCCGCCGCCGCCCGCGCCGCCGCCGCTGCCCACGCCACCGAACGCTGCGCCGCCCCCGCCTCCGCCTCCGCCTCCGCCGCCCACGCCGCCGCCGCCGCCACGTCAAGCTCCTCGGCCGTCGCGCGCCCGTTCGCGTAGCGCTTGGACACGTCGTTCGCCGCTTTGACTCGGGGGTCGGTATTCAGGTACTCGACACGTCGCGCGCACCAAACCGCGTACAGTCGAACTTTCCGCTCGTACCGGGGCTCCGCCCGCAGACAGTACAAAGCATCGTCAAGCCCGTTGCTTTCGACGATGACCGAGAACGGCAGCGGTTCGTCATCCGGGCCCGTTTTGCCAAGGTGCCTGAGAAGTTTCGCCCAGCCGTCCTGACAAGGACCATGCGCCCGAATGCGGTTGAGGGTGGTGGTCATCGGTTCAGTCATGGTCATCTCCCGACAATCCAAAACGCGGCGGTTCCGAGCGCAGCGACAAGCGACGCGAGAACCGTGGCGATGATTGCGGCCCATGTCGCTATCCCGCGACCGCGCGGCATGTGGTCGTCTTCACGAAAGGGATACATGATCCCTCCTGGGGCGGGGTTGTGGGGCGTCAGTCATGGGCCGCCGCCCCCGTCAGAAGCGCCAGCAAGCCTTGGCGCAACCGACGCGCCACATGCGCCCTGTGCGCCAGATCGTGATACTCCAAGGTGTTCATCTCCCGGTGGACCTGGGAGGAGTAGAGAACGGGAATACGGGCGTCGGCCCCAGTCGGAAAGTAGCGGTCCATAACGCGATCCCACTGTGTTTCCGGGTCGGTCTTTTTCGTCAAGTCGAGCGCCTTAACATCGTCAGCCATGAGATATCTCCGTTGTTGTGTTCGCGACCGCACCTGTGGCGCGGCGCACCCGCGATAAATCCTCGGCATGTGCGTGCCACCTACGCCCGTCCGCCGCTTCAACGTGAAACTGCCAGCCGGACAAAGTGACCCCGCTGTAGAACCACCTCGCCGTAACCACGCCCTCAAAGGACGGTATGGCGCCAATCGCGCGCCGCCGTACGCGATCGCCCACACGCGGAAGCCCGCTATCCGAGGACGACGGCGGACGTTCGGAAACCGGCGGAAGCGCGTTCATCCCGCTTGCCCCGTGGCCCCCACAAACAGCAGCGGCTTTACCGGAACGCCCAGGACGAACAGCAAGAGGCCCAACGCATCCGCCTCGTCCTCGCTCCCGCAGGCGTACCCCGCGCGTTCCAGCGCCAACAGCATTTCCACCTTCGAGGCGTTGCCTTTGCCGGTGACGTGCTTCTTGATCGGCCCCACGCCAACGCCGCGATACGGAAGGCCTTGCGCAGCGCACCAGGTCTGGAGGTGCGACATCAGCCCCCCGTAAATCTGGGCGGCGATCACGCCCTTGTGCCGGCGCACTTCCTCGAAGTAGACGCGCTCGAAGCGCAAGTCCTCGCGCAGCCTGTCCAGGTTCTCGACAAGCCGCGCGTATCGCGCCGCGCCGTCGTCGAAATGACGGCGGCCAGTCGCGTCCCTGCGCGTAAAACTCAAGTCCCAGGCGCCCCGCACGACTGCCGCAGGGTTCGCCGCGAAAGCCCAGCCGGTTTGCGTTCCCAGATCCAACGCCAACGTCCTCATGTGTTCTCCTTTGCTCTTGTGATTACCCCCCATGCGCACAACGCGTACCCGACAATATCGACATGGCTGTCGTAGTGGTCCGGCGTCTCCGCCAGACGCGCCTCCTTGACCAGCCGCATCAGCGCGGCGACATCGACAGGCGTCAGCCCGCGCGCCGTCTCAGACAACAGCCCAATGTTCACGAGGTGGGCGTTCCAGAGGCGGGCGATGCGCTCGAAGTTACGTTCCGGTGGCCCGTAGGCCTTCTGACGGGGACCCTGCACAATGCGGATGGCGTCCGCGACCAAAGCGGCCTCGGGGGATTCCCCAGGGGCGTCAGTCATGACGGGTAGTCTCCTCCGTTCGCGATGCGCAGAAATTCGGCTGTTTGCGCCTGGCGCTCGGCTTCCGTCGCCTTCACCTCCCGCGCCGCCCGCGCCGCCCCCGCCGCCGCCAGCGCCGCCGCCCGTGTCGCCACCCACGTCGCCGCCCACGTCGCCGCCCACGTCGCCGCCTCCGCCGCCGCCTTCGCCTCCGCCTCCGCCCACGCCGCCCGCGCCGCCGCCCACGCCGCCCGCGCCGCCACGTCAAGCTCCTCGGCCGTCGCGCGCCCGTTAGCAAAGCGCTCGGACACGTCGTTCGCCGCTTTGACTCGGGGGTCGGTATTCAGGTGCTCGGCACGTCGCGCGCACCAAACCGCGTACAGTCGAACTTTCCGCTCGTACCGGAGCTCCGCCCGCAGACAGTACAAAGCATCGTCGAGCCCGTTGCTTTCGACGATGACCGAGAACGGCAGCGGTTCGTCATCCGGACCCGTTTTGCCAAGGTGCCTGAGAAGTTTCGCCCAGCCGTCCCGACAAGGGCCAAGCGCCCGAATGCGGTTGAGGGTGGTGGTCATCACCCCGGAGTCGTAAACCTGCTCAACGCTCATGTCTGTCACCCCCTTGCCTGTGAACGATCAATGTGAAATCTTGTCAAACGGCGAGCAGCAAAAGCCGTGCAGGCTATTTCTGGCTCCGAACGAACTTCCGGCCGGTAGCGATGAAATCCAGCGCATGACGAATCGTCGACCGCCTGAAGTTCCGACCCTTCCGCATATTGAAGACGAAATCGGCTTGCCCGACCGCATCGAGCCCAAACCCGTCGATCCGGCAGCCGGTCGCGCGAATGTAGCTCTCGACGGTCGGCTCTATGGCGTCCATCGCAGCGCCAATCTTCGCGGCGTTGCTCCTGATTATTTCCAGTTCCGACACGCCAGCCTCCTCGGTGAAAGTCTCGTGAATTGCGTATGGACAATAGAGCATAGGGAATGCTAGATAGTCAACAGGTATTTTCACTCTTTTCGACACCCCCGAAAAAAAAAATCAGCAAAAGGCCGCAGCCCATGCCGCAAGACACGCCGCCGCGCTCGATCGCGGAAAAGCTTCGGAGCGAAGCGATCGCGCTGGCGAAGCAGGGATTCAGGGTTTTTCCGTTGCAACCCGACGGAAAGAAACCCGAGTTCGAGGAGTGGCAGGCGCAAGCCAGCGCGGACCCGGAACGGGTCAAGGCCTTGTGGAGCGACCCGTTCGGCGAAGCGCAACCATGGAACATCGGCGTACGCACCGGCGACGGCCTCACGGTGCTGGACGTGGACATGAAGCACGGCCGCCCCGGCGCCGAATCGCTGGACGACCTCGCAACCTTCGCCGGGCTCGAACTCCAGACGTTCACCGTCCGGACGCCGACGGGCGGCCTCCATATCTACTACGACTCGACCGGCTACCGGCTGAAGAACAGCGTCGAGACGGTCGCCCCCGGCCTCGATGTCCGGTCGGAGGGCGGGTATGTGGTTGGCCCCGGCTCGACGATAGGCGACAGGGCCTATTCGACGGAAACCCGCGCGGCGCTCGCCCCGATCGCCGCCTGGTTCGCCGCCCGCTGCGGCCACGCCGCGCGCAAGAGCGAACAGCCCGCCATCGCCGACATGGACACCCCCGAAGCGCTCGCCCGCGCGAGGGAATGGCTGGCGAAGCACGCGCCGCAGGTCGTGGCCGACAGCGGCTCAGGCGATCATACGATGTACCAGATCGCCTGCCGGCTGAAGGATTTCGGCCTCTCCCAGGCGGAATGCCTCGCGGCCGCGCTCGACAGCTTCGACAGCCTGAAAGCCTTCCCGCCGCAGGGCGAAACGATCTGGGCGAAGAAGATCGAGAACGCTTTCCTGCACGGCCAGAACCCGCCCGGCGTCCTGCACGCATCCGCGGAGTTCGATCCTGTCGAACTTGAAGCCAGGAGGCCTCCGGCGGGGCCGGCGGCCGGAGCGACGGCGACGGCGACCCCCCGCCGGTCGAAGCTCAAGGTCGTCAAGGGCTACGATTCGCTCGGGCTCCTCGCGCAGCATGACGAAAAGTTCGTGGTCGAGGACGTGCTCGGCGTGCAGGAAATGAGCGTCCTGTACGGCCGCAGCAACACCGGAAAGACCTTCGTGTGGCTGGACGTGGCGCTCCGTATCGCCGCCGGCATGGAGTGGAACGGCCGCAAGACCACGAAGGGTCCGGTCGTGTACGTCGCGGCGGAAGGCACGTTCGGCATCCATGCGCGCGTCGCCGCCTGGGCGAAGCACAACAAGGTCGACATGCGCGATGTCTGGTTTTCGACCGTGCCCTGCCCCGTGGATCTCCTGCGGCCCGACGCGGACACAAAGCCGCTGATCGAACTGGTGAACGCCGAAGCGGCCTCGTGGGGTGACGGGAGCCACGCGGCGGCCTTCGTCGCGCTGGACACGTTTTCGCGCGTCCTGGCGGGCGGCGACGAAAACTCAGGCGTCGACGTGGGGACGGTGGTGCTGCATATCGACATGTTGCGCGCGGCGACAAGGGCGCACGTCGGCGTGGTGCACCATAGCGGCAAGGATCAATCGCGGGGAGCGCGCGGCTGGTCGGGCCTGAACGCGGCGACGGACGTGGAGTTCGAGATCGCCGACGGCGTGCTCACCAACACCAAGCAGCGCGACCGCGCGCAGATCGAACCCCTGCCCTTCGCGATGCAGGACGTGGCGCTCGGCGCCAACCGCAGCGGCAAACCGATTGCGTCGCTTGTGCCTCTCTACGGCGCGGCGGCGGAGGAGGCGGACGGGGGGCTCACCGAGGAGCAAATGCGGTGGCTGACAGAGCTTCGAGCCGGGGCGGCGGCCATGGCGGAAGAGGCCGGCCTGAAGGCCTCGCGCCAGCCGTTGACGTGGCAGAACGCGAGCGCAATTTTCAGTGACATGGCGTCTCCAAAGCGCGCTACGGTTGTAAAAAGACTGCGGTTACTCACCGAGAAAGGACACCTGTCAAAAGGCAAGGAAAACCAATGGTTTATCGCACGTCTTTAACGTGCTACCTTAGAAGCAAAAAACAGGGCTCGTGTTACCTCTGATGACCAATAGGAAAAACACGAGATGTTACCAATATAGGTTATTGTGGGTAGCATGAATTACGTAATGATTTCAAGGCCTTCGTTGTTTTGTGTTACCTGTGATACCTTAGTGTTACCCTAAGTGTTACCGACCACGCCCCCGTAGTGTTACCGTGTTACCCCCACTATATAAGTGGGGGTAACGGTAACACGGGCCTGAGAAAGGGGTGGTTTCAGGGAACCCGAAAGCCGGGGTTCGAGGCGGCGGAGATCGAGGGGCGGAGCGTGTGGGCGAGGGCGGGCGGCGACCCGCGATCGCGGGAGGCCATGCCAAAAAATCGCCGCCGCGCCGGGGTGAAATGGAGACGGAGAAAAAGTCCGAAACCGAAACGGATTTTGAAAATGGCGAATCGGAAAATTTTGGCAAATCCGTCAAAAAACAAAAAGAAGACGCGGAGGCCTGTCGAGCTCCGGTCGGCCGACCGCAGCCTGATAGAGCGCATGGGGTGGGGCCTGGCGGTGGTGCATTGTCCGGCGGCGACGCGAAAGGGCGGATGGTTGCGCGGCGGGCGGCCGCCTACGCGGGTGTGGGGCAAAGCGCGCGAGCATTCCCGCCGGCCGGCCGGGGCAAGATCCTATGATAAGGTGTTGCGTGTCATGGCGCCGGGCGAACTGTATCGCATGAAGGATATAGGCGCGGCGGCTGGGTTGGAAGGAAGCCCGCTCAAGGGCACGATCGCCTGCGTTCTGGTGCGGATGTGCTATGTCGAGCCAGTTGATGCTCAAGCGATAGCGCGAGCCGGTCCGGCGGCGCTCCGTGTGCGTTTAAAGAGGTATAAGAATTTGTGGCGATTGACGCCGGAAGGCGAAAGGATGCGCGCGGCGGTATTGGCCGCCGACGCGCGGGAGGGTTGAGGTCAGCGCGGGCCATCCTGTGTTTTCCAGATGATCTTGCCGCTGATTCTGGGGCAGTCGCGTTCAACCGCGTCGATCTCTTGTCGGCTCTGCCCGTCATGGATGACGCCGACGATATCGTCGCCAGTGGTATAGGCGATGTAGCCGGATTGCCCGTCGCTGTCGTGCGCCCATTCATATCGGCGGCGCTCGCCGCCGATATGACGGTCCAATGCGTCGGCGTAGGCGAGCGCGAAATCGTGCGCGCTGTGCGGGTCCATGTCAGGGTAGAGCTGCCGCGCGTCGTCGAGCGTGAACAGCCCGCCCTCGTAGTCGGCGCTGTCGCCGTAAATGTAGCCGGAATATTGGTCAATCAGGATAATGCGCATAGGATGCTCGCCTTCTGTTGATGGTGATGATGGTGACGCGGACGCATGAAAAAAAAAAAAAAAAAAAGCCTGCGGTCAGCTTTGAAGCCGACCACAGGCCAGTCACGAGGGGTTGACCCTGGGCAAGGTCGATCCGCGCCGGAATGGCGCGGACGTTGAAACGTGTGCGCGGCGATTGTGGCGCATTTCAGACCTGCCAGAGCAATAGCGCAAAAAGCCCGGTCGCCAGGCAGGCGGCCGTTTTTGAGAGGATTCGGATGACGTGGGTCATGCGCTGTAAACCTGTCCGTTGTCGCCGACGTATAGGTCTATTTCAGGAAACGATGTGCCCCGGCCGCAGAGTGTAGATAGTTTTTCACCTAGATCCGGTGACAGGGCCTCGCGGTCCCAGAATCCGACGCCGTGCCCGTTTCGCGTAAACCAGAAATCGCGGCCGGCTTGCGTGTCATCATATTCGTCTGTCGCGTAGGCGGCGTCCAGCAATGGCTCGGCCGCGCGCTGGAAGGCCTCGCAGTCCGCGAGCATTTGCGCGAGCGTTTCAGACGCCAGGTCGGAAAACCCATGGTCGGCGGTGAGCTCCCCAGGCTCACCGCCCGTTGATGAGAAAAACGCCGCCTCGATGTAACCCTGAACAAAATAGGGCAGTGAGCGGAATCGAGTGTGGTCGATAGGAGAGGGTCCGATGTTGAGTTCAAATTCTGGCACGGTGGGCCTCCTTTACGGGGTTTGCATTGAACATGTCCGGAGTGTCGGGGCAACGATAGAGCTCCTGAAACGTTTCGCCGCGTTCCGCGACACCCTCCCCATTGCTGAAGGCGTCGTTGTCGGATTTGACTTGCAGGTAAAACAACATCACGCCTCCCCTTTCTCGATCACGACAAGCACGGTTGAAACGCCGGTTCCGGACGCCCTGAAGGAGCCTTCGGGCAGTTCGTACTTTTCGCCGCCGGACTCTTCAAACCACATGCGGAACGAGCGCGACCGTTCATCGCTGCGAAAGAATGGGCCGGGCGACATGATGGCGACCAGCCGCCCGCCGGGCTTGAGATGTGCAAACGCAATCCGAACGTGCGCGGCGTCCTGGCCGTTTTCGAACGGCGGATTCATCAATACACGGTCAAACGTCGCTTCCGGCTCGCGTTCCGTGAAGTCGCATTGGTCGACCGTGTAGCCCTTCGCCTTCAGGATATCGGCAAGCGCGCCGTGCCGCTCAAAGGCGGCCAAACGCGCGCCCGGATGCGCCGCCGCGATTTCGTCAAGAATCGCGCCAGCGCCGGCCGACGGCTCAAGAATGAGCATCCCTGGCTTGACGTCCGCATGCTCCAGCATCGTTGCAACCACGGCGCGCGGCGTCGGGAAAAAACCCGGAATGTTGGCGAATTGCAGCGCGCCGATTTTGGCCCGCAATTCGTCCGCCTTTCTGTCGGCGTCGCTTCGCGGCGCGATCAGCGTCCAAAAGGCGCGCGCCGCCGGCGTGTCAAGCGCGGGCTTGTCGGTATCGTGTCCGGCGTCATAGTAGCCTGCCCTGCTGTGATCGATGAACGATCTGGCAAGGTCATAGGCGACGCGCTTTGAAGTGACGCCGCGCAAATCGCCCGGAAGCGTGCCGGCGTCAATCGCGTCCGCCATGGCGCGCAATCCGGCCTGAGTCCGCTTGAGCCGTCGCCACTCGATCCGCATTGCGTCCGCCTGTCGCTTGCGCTTTGGCGTATTCGCGAGCCTGTCGCGTCCGGCGTTGTCGATCTCGGATTGCATGTCGTTCGCCATGTCGCGCAGATTGCCGGCAAGGCGCGCGTTGGCGTCCGGGGCAGGCGCGGCGGCTGGCGCGTCCGGCGCGTCCGTGTCGGGCTTGTCGCCGCCGTCCGGGCCGTTGCCGCCCGTCATGCCTGCGAAGGCGCGCGCCGCCGCTTCGCTCTTGAACGCGAACCCGCCTGGCGTTCCTGCCCATGCCTTGCTATACCAGCCGCCGCGCGCCTTCGCTTCGCTCAAGAGCCGGTCATATTCAGCGCGGTCAACGCGATTGAGTAGGACGACAAGCCAGAAATCAAATCCGTGTTTCGTATGGTGGTGTTTCTCGATCCGCGCCGCGCCGGACGTGAGAGATTGCGCGGCGTCCGTGGCGTCCGTGGCGCGCGCCTTCGAAGCCTTCGCCACGTCCGGCGCAAGCAACCATTCGCCCTCCGGTATGGAATGCGCCGGCCTGTCGCCATAGAGCCGGACCTTGCGCACCGTCCAGCCGGTCGAATACCGGCCGGACGCCTTGAGATAGTATCCAGCGCCCATGCTCCATTTTTCGCGATGTTCAGCACTGTTTGGAGCGTCTGCGAGGTGTGCCGCGTCCGGAAAATGCCGGACGGCTTGCCGCAATTCCGGAAAAAGGTCGCGACCATGTGGCGAGAACGCGAGAATTACGGTTCTGCCTGTTTTCGTGTTGAAATAGTCAGACATGGGGTCGGAGTCGTCGATCTCCATTTGCGCGACAATGACCGCTTTCGCCCATGTCGGAATACGGCTCTCAGCGTCCGCCTTGAACGCTTTGGAGCGTTCCGCCGCGTGTTCAATCGTTGACACGTTCATGTCTCAAGCTCCTATGGGTTGCATATCGGGGCGCGCCGCCGCGATTTCCAAGGCGATGGCGGTTGCGCGATCGTCCAGGATGCGGTCGACCGTCTTTCGCGCCGTATCAACCGCGCCGTTATCGTTGATGGCTGAAAAGACATAATCGGGCGCGATTCCCCATAGGGAATCGCATTCCTCGATTTCTGTCAGGTTGTCGTCTTCATCGCGTTCATAGATGGCGGCTGCGTAGCCGACGGCTGATTCCTCGCGTAATTCGCGGAAGGTGGATTCTTCACGCGTCAATTCGGCGCGGGCGAAAAGCCAAGCGTCGCTGCGTGCGTAACCCCGTTTGCGCGCGTGGCCTAGCCGTTCATGCCATGTGCAGTGGTGGGGTTGATAGTAGAATTGCTGGTCGGAAAGACGTTCGTCATCGGGCGCGTCGCAGCGCAAGCCGTCAACGCAATCGCGATATCCGCGCGTGTCATTTTCATAGCCTAGGGCGACGTATTCGCCGTAGGAGTCGCCTAGGTCTAGGGGTAGGTCATCCGGGATTATCTTTACGCCGATGATCAGGCCGCGATATTCCAGCGTGTAGCCGGCCGCGCCGTGGTTTCGCTCACGGCGCGACAGGATTGAGTCGTCACTGTCGAGATCCTGTTCCAGCCGATTTGCAGCGGCCATGGAGCGCGCGACTTGCCAAGCGGTTTTCGCGCCATGATACGTGCGATATCGGTCGACGGTTTTGCGCTGGTGGTAATCGAGGCGCAAGCGCTCGATCGCGCGGGCGAATGCGGCGGAAGTGAAGGGCGCGATGAAGCGCGCCCCGCGGCCGATGTGGTGGGTTTTCATGGCGCTTCTCCCGTCGCTTTGGCGATGGCGGCAAGAATAGGCTTGAGCGCAGAAGTCTTGCCGCTTGCAAGGCTGTCTACGGATGTGCCTTCTTCATGAGCATACTGACATGTTGTCTCGATCCACCACTTTGCGTGCTCAAGCGCCTCAAGCATGTCCGGCGCGGCGGCGACCAAACGAGCGTTGGCTTCTTCGTCGCCGCTTACATCGTCCGCCAACCAACGGTTGCGGCAATCGGCTAGGACTGTCCAGTCGCCGTATTGGTCGCGCACGGCGACCAATACAGCGCGCGGGTCTTCGTCGTCGCCGCCGTTAGGTACGGCTGTCCAAGGCCCCGGCGTGTGTTTCGCGCTCATGCTCCAGCCCTCGCGATAAGGTCGATTGTGACCCAGCCTGCCCAAAGCAGGCCGATGAGAAAGAAGAGGAAAGCGAAGGGGTTGCCGGTCATGGCGCGAACCCTTTCTCGATTGCCAGATTCCACGCGTCGGCCCATAACGTCGCCTCAGCCTCAGCCGCAGCGCATCCGGGCGCTTCGCCAAATTCAAGCCCTAGGCTCGCCCCAGCATCGTCCATAATCAGATTAGCATCGCAAAAATCGTGCGAGGCGCAGCATCCGTCCGCGTATTCTGGCGACGCGTTGCGCTTGTCGATTTCTCGCAGTTGCTCGCCAGAGAGAGTCGCGCGCATCCTCGCGCGGAAGGCCTCGCAGAGCGCGTCAGCGCTTGGCAGGTTGAGCATAGGTCATTCCTCCGATTCGTTTTCAGGCCAATACCCAAGCAATGCGCCGTCGTCAGGATGTAGCCCGAAATAGAGATATGGTTGGGCCACCCCTTTTATGCGCGCGGCTACCGTTGTTTTGCTGGTTAATTCGGTCACACGATCCAACATGCCGTTTAATAGCTCGCTCGCTTGCTCAGACTCATAGATAGTGCCGTCGTTAAAAGTCCATCCGGCCGCGTGTAGCGCGGCGACTGCACGGGCTTCAACGGCGAGGCGGTCGTAGGGGTTGTGGCGCTCTAGCTCGCGCAACGTGGCGCGCATCAGATCCTCGGTGCGCAATGTTCCGGACGACACGGGACCGGGTTCGGGAAAATAATCGGTCATGGTGTCGCCACCCACGCGACCAACCAGAGGCCGCTCACGATTGTTAACGTGATAGCGTCGGCGATATGTTGCATCTGTGTTGCTCCTCGCTGCGTGTGATATGCACTGATATACACGGTTATTCACAATCTGCAACAAGCAATATCGCAAAGCATATTTTGCGTAGTTGCAGCTATCGTGTTACGCTGCGAGGTCATCGCTAGGTCAGAGGCTGTTAATGCGCGCAGTTGTTGCAAAAAAGTCACTCACGCCACAAGAGGACCGTCTAGCACAGTTGCTGGCGTCAGGTATGGAGTTAACGCAAGCGTTAACTTTAATTAGTTATACCCTTGATGAGCATAAGGCCCGAAAACGCATAGCTGAGCCGATATTCATGCGTGCGGTAGAGCGGCATATGAGGTATGCGCTACACGCAGAGCTAGCGCCGTTTGCCCTAGCGACTCTGCGCTCGATCGCCGCTGACACGACCGTTTTACCGGCTACCCGGCGCGCGGCTGCGCGCGATATACTAGACCGCGCGGGTTGGGTTCCGCCCAAGGCGGCAGCGCAAACGCCGCTAGACCAGAGCATCGCGAGCATGACAATTGATGAGCTCGCGGCGTTGGTAGATCGCACTGAACAGGAGCTCGCTGACCGCGCAACGGTCATTAACGCGACAGATGACGCGTCTAGGGGTGACGATCTATCTGATTTACTTGAATAATCTTTGCCTTGATAAGGCAACGCGGCCGATCGCCGGCCGGGCCGCCCCCCGGCGCCCACCCCTTTCTCTTGCCCCACAGCGGGGGCCATGCGTTCACACCAATTTTTCAATTTTCAAAATCGTTCACCAAACGCCAATCATCTGCTACTCTCCCGGCCGCACACCCACCCAGGCCCGCTTCGCATGAGCGCACAAATCGCCCGCCTCCTTTTCGACCGTCTGCGCGCACAGGGGGTTCCGCCCCTGGCCGCCGCAGGCCTTCTGGGGAACCTGCGCCTGGAGTCCGGCCTGAACACCGGCGCGCGTAATCCGGGCGACGGCCGGGACGGCTCGGACAGCATCGGGCTCGCGCAATGGAACTCGACCCGCGCCGCGGCGCTCAAGGCGCTGGCGGCGGAGCGTGGCGTTGACTGGCGCGACCCCAGCCTGCAAGCCGATTTCATCGCGCGGGAGCTTCAGACCACCGAAGGCCGCGCCGCCAGGGCGCTTCTGGCCGCGAAGACGCCTGAGCAGGCAGGCGCGGCGGCGATCGGGTATTTCAGGCCTGCCGGTTTCTCGTGGGATAACCCCGCCGGAGGCCATAACGCTGACAAGAGGATCGCCGCGGCGCGCGAATACGCGGCGATGTTCGACGGCCAGCCTGCCCCGGCCCGAGCGGCGGGCGTCGCGCTGCCTGCGCTGGCGCTCGATCCGTCCGGCGGACAGCCGATCGGGGCCGGAGCGCCGCTCGCCGGGCCTTCCGAGCCTCCGCCCGTCGAAGCGCCGCCCGCCGATGCGGGCCTCGCGCAGGCGCTCGCCTCGCTGGTCGAGGTTTTGGGGCGCTCCGGGCAGCCGCAGGCTTCATGGCGACCCTCTCAGGCGCAAAACCAGCCTCAAAAACCTCGAAAACCCGATGTGAAGGTTGCGTTTGCGCCTGAAAGAGGCGTCTCTGCGCCGGCCAGACCCGACATGGCGGCCATTTTTCGCGTCTGAACTGTCGAATTTGTTGAAATTCGATTGCACGAATGCAAGCAGTCGTGTACTTTTCGCCGTGAGCGGGTTGGGCCGCTTCTGGAAGCGGATTCAGCATGGCGCAGCCCGTTCCTTACGACCGTCAGGCCAATTTCTCGGACGAGGAAACCCTTAATCCGGCCGGGAAGACGCCAGGCGACGACCTCGACAGCGAGTTCAACGCGGTCAAGGCGACGCTCGACCAGACGCTCTCGAACCTGGCGCTGATCCAGCGCGACGACGGCGCCCTGAAAAACGGAATCGTCACTTCGGATTCGCTGGCGTCGTCGCTTTCGATCGGTTTCACGCTCACGGGGCCGTGGGCGGCGCCGGTGAACTACCGCGCGGGCGACGGCGTGACCCACGCGCAGAAATTCTGGCGCGCGAAGTCGAGCCACCTGTCGGTTGTCGGCCAGACGCCCGATGTGGCGACGACGCTTTGGGAGTCGCTGGTCGATTTTTCCGATTTCGCGGCGGTCACGCCGGCCGACGGCTCGGTCACGGCGGCGAAGATCGCTTCCGGGGCGGTGACGGCCGCCAAGTACGCGGACGCTTCGATCAATACCGCCAAGCTGGTCGACGGTTCGGTGACCAGCGCGAAGATCGCCGACACGTCGATCGGCGATTCCAAGCTCTTGCAAGCGCCGTTCACCTACGACACGCGCGCGGCGGCCATCGCGGCGTCGGTGCCTTCCGGCGTCACGAGGCTTCTGCTGCTTGGCTGGAGCGCGCGGGGAGACGGCGGCGGGGCGCTGTGGGTCAAGGTCGCGGCGCAGCCGTCGCACGGCATGAAGTTCCAGACGGCCGATGGGGCGTGGTGGGAACTGGCGCGGGGCCAGGCTTACGATATCCGGATGTTTGGCGTGGCCCTGAGCGCGCATGGCGCGACGCCTGCGGACAGCACGGCCGCCATGGCGAACATGATTGGCTACGACCCCGGCGACGTGTTCGTTCCGCCCGGTATCGTGAAGGGCAACCTTGTCGTCACCAAGCGGTTGCGGCTTGTCGGCGCTGGCGGAACCCACGAAGGACTTACCGACGTGACCGCCCTGTCCGGCGGGTCGGTGATAATGGCGCATACGCTGACCTCGCCCGTGGTCGATATCCGCGCCAACTCGACGAATCTTGAAGGCGTGCACCTGTACGGCGGTTCCGGTGGCGGCGTGGTCATTGGCTCGGTCGTCTCGGGGGTCGCGTGCTCGACGATTTCCGGCAGCCTGACGATCAACGTTCCGGGCGGCGGCATGACTGCCGCCGACGTAGGCAAGTCGATACGCATCGAGACCTCGGGCGGGCCGGCCTATCGAACCATCATGACGGTCCCCTCGGCGACCTCGATCACGGTCGACAGCGCCGCAGGCCTTTTGTCCGAGACGATCACCATGTCCTATGGTTCGGTCGTCACGCATGTTCGCCTGGAGGACGTGTCTACCAACTACGGTTGCGCGCGGGGCATAGACGTTCGCATGGCGGGAAGCTACCACTTCCTCAACTGCTACGCCTGGGGCTACGCGGCGGCGCTCTATCTGGACAACGTGCTGAATCCGGATACGGGCGACAGCGCCGTGATCGGCGGCGTCTTCAACTCCGATCCGACCACGGGCGCCTGCGTCCACCACATCGGCGGCGGTTCTGTCCGGTTCCAGGGCATCAAATTCGCGCAAGGCCAACACCACTACCGGATGCGCTGGACGCACGGATCTTCGGCGTCGGTGGTGTTCGTCAACAACACCTGGGAAGACTGCACGGGCGCGTCTATCCACGTTGAGAACACCTATCCTTTCAACCGTTTTGTCGTCGGGTCTGGAAACAGCTTCGGCGCGATGTCTACTCCGGCCATCTTCTTTTCCGACGTGCCGGGCGTCGGCGGCGTGGTGCGGCAGATCATCATCGACGGGTCGGTCTTCGACCAGACCGGCGGCGCGGTCGATCTGATCCATCTCGGCCGCGTGGACGGCGTGATTGTCGATAACTGCTTCTTCAACCATGTGAACACCGTCCGCTCGGCCGTCCGCACATCGTCCAACGCGCTCAATGTGGTCGTCGGCGCGGGCAACAACTTCAGCAACATTCCGGCGGGCGGCTATACGGTCTGGGACCAGTCCGCGTGGGGGCAAACCACGGTCATTTCCGCGACGGGCGGCGACAACCGCCTCGTCAACGGCGATGCGATGATCGACCAGCGCAACTCGGGCGCGGCGGCAACGGTCTCGGACGGGGCGTACGGCGGGCCGGACATGTGGATCGCCCTGGCGCAGTCCAACCCGATCACCATGACGCGACTCGCCGCGCCCGGATTGGGCCTTCCGTTCGCCATGCGCCTGACGCAGGCCAACGCTTCGGCGCAGCGGCTCGGGGCCTGCCAGATTATCGAGTCCACCAAGGCGCGGGCGATGCAATCGGGCCGCGCGAACATCAACGGGGCGGTGCGCTCCTCGGTGGACGGCATCGCGCTCCGGTGGGCGCTGCTCGGCTGGAACGGCACGGCGGACGCAACGACGCGCGATGTGGTGAATGACTGGACATCGACCAACTTCACGCCGTCGAATTTCTTCCTCTCGACCGTAACCGTTATCGCGGCGGGGTCGATTGGCCTTGCGGCAAATACGTGGACCAGCCTTCCCGGCGTGTCCGGCGTCGTGCCGTCAAACGTCAACAATCTTGTCGCGATCGTCTGGACCGACCAGACGCAGGCGCAGAACGTGACGGTCGATTTCCGGCTCAAGGTGGAACCGGGCGATCTGCCGTCAACGTGGCGGCAGCCGCTTCACACCCTGGAAGAGGAAGAGTGCCAGCGGTTTCTGGTATGTCTTGGCGGGCAGGCGAGCATCACCATTCCGGGCCGAACCACGTCAACAACCAACTTCGAGGCGGCGCTTCGGTATCCGTCCAGAATGCGCGCAACGCCAGTCGTCTCGGTCGTCAACGTGACTGACATCGCGGTCAATGACGGCTCGGTCCAGAACGCGGCGTCGGCGCTCGGCTCAACGCTCATGGCGGCGGATAGCGGGCGGTTCAACGTCACGTCAACGGGCCTGACTGCCCACAGGCCTGGATGGGCGACATGCTCGACCGGAACGGGTCGCTTCGACATCAGCGCGGAGCTAGGCGCATGAAGACGCAAATGCCATCCCTCTTTCGCGCCATGGCGCCGCGCATCATGCGCGACCTCATTCGCGACTTCGACATTCGCCCGCGTGCGGCCGCGGCGGTGCTGGGCAATATCGGGCACGAGTGCAACGGCTTCCGCACCATGCAGGAGGTCAAGCCGGTCGTGCCGGGTTCGCGCGGCGGTTATGGCTGGAATCAGTGGACCGGGCCGCGCCGCAGGGCGTTTGAAGCATGGGCCAAGGCCCGAGGCCTCAAGCTGGACAGCTACGAGGCCAATTACGGTTTCATGGCGCACGAGTTGCGCACGGCGGAGAACGCCGCGCTGCGCGTCCTGCGCGGGGATCACCCGCTGGAGAAGCTGGTCGAGTTGTTCGAGCGGGCTTATCTGCGGGCGGGCGTCATCCACCTGGACGGCCGGCTCAGGTACGCGCGCTGGGCCGTCGAGGCCTTCGACGCGGAGACCAGGCCCGCCAACCCGAAGCCGCTGGCGAAAAGCCGGACCATGCAGGGCGGCGGCGCGGCGGCGGGCGGCGGCGCGGCGGTTGTCGCGCAGAAGACCGCCGAAGCCGTCGAACAACTTGAGAAGGCGGACGGGTACTTGCAGGCCGGAACGGCCATCGGGCTCGTGCTGGGCCTGCTCGTGCTCGCCGGGGCGCTCTACGCGCTCTACGCGCGCTGGGACGACGCGGGCCGGCCGTTGCCGGGCTGGTGGCCGGGGGCGAGCAATGACCCCGCTTGATCTGCTTTGGCGCTTTCGCGGTTACGTCGCGCTGGCGGCGTTTCTGCTGACCGCGTGGGCCTGGCACCACGTCGCGTTGCGAGAGGCCTACAGGGCCGGCGCTGCGGCGGCGCGGGCCGAAATCGACGCGGCCAACCGGGCGGCGGCCGAGAAGGCCGACGAGGCGGCGCGGACGCTGGCGGAGTGTCCGTTGGATAGGTGGAGCAGGGAGACGGGAACATGCGCGCGTTGATGGCGGGTCTGTGTGTTTTAACGCTGGCGGCTTGTCAGCGTACGTCGCCCGTCGATCGCCCGTGCGGCGTGATCGTCGACAGCCTGCGCGACGTGCGCGGCGCGACGCCGGTCATGAATCGACGCATTGACGTTCACTTTGAGCGCGGCGTCGCCGCCGGATGCTGGAGGCGGTCATGAGCCCGCAACTCGATGTGGATCTCGCCACGCTGAAGGCGGAGTTCGCCGCCCACCGCGAGCGCTACGACCGGGACCACGAAGCGGCGGCGCTGGACCGCGCGGCCATCAAAACCGATCTCGGCGAACTGAAGACGCTGCTCCACCAGGTCAAGGGCGGGCAGAAGCTCGCCAAGTGGGTCGCGGGCGCGGTGCTCGTGCCGACGTTCACCCTTTTCGGTTTCCCGAAGGTCGCGGCGCTGCTCGCCGCGCTGGGGAAGTAGCCCGCGCCGGGCTTTCGGCGTCAAGGAGTACGCGCCATGCGCTTCATTTCCCGTTTGGTCTGTTTCGTTTTCTGGCTCGGCGTCGTCGCGCGAGCGGCGATAGGGCAGGAGGCCTGCATGTCGCTTGACGCGGCGATTGTCGCCGCCGAGGCGACCAAGGCGCAGGGCGCGCAGGTCGCTTTGCTGGACGGCCCGCGGGCGGCCAAGGCGCTGCGCATGGTGACGGACGCGGTTGGGCCGCCGCCGCGCCCGCTCTCGCTTACCGGGGCTATTCTCATGGTCACGCCGACGGGCGGCGTGCTTGCGCTGATCGAGCACACGCAGGTTTGCCTGGTCGCCAATCTCGGCAGCGCCATAAGCGGCGCGATCTGGGAGGCGGTCGAAGGGCGGGCGATCTGATGGCTACGCCCGCTCTGCCGCAGGAGTTGGCGAAGCAAGCCGTCGATGCGGTCAACGCGTCGCCTACAAAGCTGGCCGCTGCCGCCGCGCTTAACCTGTCGCGTGGGGCGCTGGAAGGTCGCTTGCGCGCCGCCGCGCGGCTTTACGGTCTGCACCCCACGCCGCGGTCTGTCCCCGCTCACGGGTTCGAGGTTGCGTCCGAACACCTGTTTCTCGACGCGGACGGGGCGGTCAAGCGCCGCACTGTCCACACAAGGCCGGCGCGGGAAATCGATTACGCCGCTCCGGAAGGTCATGTCGTCAAGGGCGAAAGCGTCCTTGTGGACAGCGAGAACCGCGTCGTTCAGCGCTGGGTCAAGACGAGCGCCGAAGCAGAGGACGCGGCGCGGCGGATGAAAGCCGTCGCCGAGGCCCTGAAGGAGAAACTGCCGCGGGCCGCGCCGGTCAAGGCCCCCCGGCCGGTCAACACGGATCTGCTCAACCAGTTCACCATCACCGACGTTCACTTCGGCATGTTGTCGTGGCGGGAAGAAACCGGCGCGGATTACGATCTGGGAATCGCGGAAAAGCTGCTGACGGACTGGTTCTCCGCCGCGATCGAATTGGCGCCGCAGGCGCACACCGCCGTTCTGGCGCAGCTTGGCGACCTTCTGCACCATGACGGGCACGAGAGCGTCACGCCGACCCATGGTCACGTTCTCGACGCCGACAGCCGGTTGCAGAAAGTTATCAGGGTTGTCATCCGGACAGTCCGGCGCGTCGTCGCGGCGCTGCTCGCCAGACACCAGCACGTCCATATCATCATGGCGGACGCGAACCACGATCCGGCCAGCGGCGCGTGGCTGCGCGAGATGTTCTCGGCCTTCTACGAAGACGAGCCGCGCGTGACGGTCGACAGCACCGCCAGCACCTACTATTGCTACGAATGGGGCGATACGTCGCTGTTCTACCACCACGGCCACCGCCGCAAACCGGCGGATGTCGACAGCGTGTTCGCCGGCCGGTGGCGCGAAATCTACGGCCGCACAAGATTCAGCTACGCGCATCTCGGCCACCGGCACGCGGACGAACTGCGCTCGACGCCCCTGATGAAGGTCGAGCAGCACGAGACGCTTGCGGCGCCGGACGCCTACGCGGCCAACGGCGGGTGGCTCAGCGGCCGCAGCGCCAAGGTCATCACCTACTCGAAAACGCGCGGCGAAATCTTCCGGTCGATTCTCTCGGCGGAGATGGTCGCCAACATGGCGGAGGCCTCGAAGTGAACGCATCTGACGCGCCCCGGTTCTGGTACGTCGCGACGCCGTACACCAAGTACGAAGGCGGGCTTGACGCGGCGTTCGCTGACGCCTGCGAGTGGACGGCGCGGCTGCTGGCCTCGGGCGTTTCCGTCTTCTCGCCGATCGTGCACAGCCACCCCATCGCCATGGCGGGCAGGCTCGACCCGTTGTCGCATGACTTCTGGATGCGCGTTGACGCGCCGTTCATGGAGGCCGCCTACGGCTTGATCGTCGTTCGCCTGCCCGGCTGGGAGGACAGCAAGGGCGTTCAGGCCGAAATCGGGTGGTTCAAGCAGCGCGGGCGGCCTATCCGTTACGTGGGGCCGGAATCGTGAGCGCCAACGCCAAACAGCAAGAGGAATTGCTGCGCGCCGCGCGGCGGATGCTCGCCGTCAAGAAGGCGGCGGACAACCTGCTTGACTTCATGCGGCTGACCATGCCGGACCCGGAGGACATCGAGGACGTTTCGCGGTCCCGGTACGAGGTCACCCCGCAGGCGAGGCTCCTCTGCCAGATCGTCGAGAAGGTGCAGCAGCGCAAGCTGAAGCGGGTTTGCATCTCGATCGGGCCGCAGTTGGGCAAGAGCCAGATTCTCTCGCGCGGCGGGCCGGCGTGGATGCTCGGCAAAGATCCGTACCTGAACGTGATTCTCGGCACGTACAACCAGCCGTTCGCCAACGAGTTCGGCGACGCCGTGCGCGAAATCATGAACTCCCCGGCGTATGCGCAGGTGTTCCCGCGCGTCTCCCTGCGCAAGGGTGGGCAGGCCAAGGATCTGCTTATCACCGAGGCCGGAGGCCGCGCGGCGTTCGTCGGCCGCGGGGGCTCCGGCACCGGCAAGCCGGCCGACGTGTTCCTTGTCGACGACCCGCTCAAGGACGCGATCGAAGCGCAGTCCGACGCTACGCGCGATGAGGTCTGGGAGTGGTTCAACAAGGTGGCGCTGACGCGGTGCCATGAGCGCAGCGCGATTCTCGTCGTGCATACGCGCTGGAACCAGGACGATCTGATTGGCCGCCTCGCGGACCCGGACCACCCCGAGAGGCACGGCAAGTACGCCGGGATCGCCGATCGCTGGACCTACATCAACCTGCCGGCGGTCATCGAAGACCCGAAACTCGCGGCGGCGCTTGGCCTGACGCTTACCGAGCCGACGGACCCGTTCGTGCGCAAGATGTTCGGCGTCAAGCCGATGTCGGCGTTGTGGCCTGGGCGCAAGGGGCTGGAGTTCCTGGCCGAGGCCAAGCAGCAAGACGCTTCGGGCTTTGGCGCGCTCTACATGGGCCAGCCGTCGCCGGCTGACGGCGACTATTTCAAGGCGAGCGATCTGGTCGAGTACAATGTCGACGATCTGCCCGAAGAACTGACCATTTACGGTGCGTCAGACCACGCGGTCGGGCTGAAACAGCGCAACGACTCCACGGTGCTTGGCTGCGTCGGCGTTGACGCGCAGGACGATATCTGGGTGCTTCCCAGTCTGGTGTGGGGGAAGCTTCCGACCGACCGGATTGTCGAAGAACTGCTTGCGCAGTTCCGGAACCACAAGCCCGAGACGTGGTGGATGGAAAGCGAACTGATTTCCAAGTCGTTCGGCCCGTTCCTCTTGAAACGCATGGCGGAGGAGCGGCTGTACACGCCGATCGAGCCCGTCATTGTCTCCAAGGACAAACTAAGCCGCGCCCGGTCTATCCAGGGCCGGACGCAGATGCGCAAGGTTCGCTTCCCTCGGTTCGCGCCGTGGTGGGAGGCCGCCAAGCGGCAAATGCTCATGTTCCCGAACGGCGCCAATGACGACTTCGTGGACTGGCTGGCGCATATCGGCCTCGGGCTCCTCAAACAGGTTGCCCCCGAGGAAGGAAACGTGCAAAATGTGAAAGAAAGTGCGCGTACGGGTTCTGTCGAGTGGCATCTGCAACGCACTTTGCTCCGTGTGCAGTCTGAACCGGCGAAAAAGCAGGCAGTGGGATGGTAGACTACGACAACCCGGCCGACGCGCAAGAGACGGCCCAGGCCGCCGTCAACGGGGCTGCCCCGCCGCCGGAGATCCCTGCGGCCGAAAAGGCGCTGGTCAAACGCTGGCTGCGCACGATCAAGGGCGACGCGGCGCACTGGAAGGACGTTTTCGCTCGCATGGAGAAGTGCGAGGAACTGGCGGCCGAAGGCGCTGACGAGCAATACCTGAAATCGGACCAGTATGTCGTGCCGATCATCACGCGGCACATCAACCAGTCTGTCGCGCAGCTTTACGCGAAGAACCCGCGCGCCGCAGCGGCCCGCCGCAAGCGGCTGATGTATCAGCTTTGGGACGGCAAGCCTGAATCGATCCAGAGCGCCATGCAGGCGGTGGCCCCGCCCGTGGACGCGGGCAGCGGGTTGCCCTATCCGCCCGACCCGGTTACCGGGGGCATTCTCGACATCAGGACCGGGCAGCCGTGGCAGCCAGACCCGAATGCGGTGGCGCTGCTTGAGGAGGTCCAGGCGGTCGCGGCGCAGAACGCGATGTTGGACAAGCTCGCGACCACGCTGGAACTTACCTGGGATTACTTCACCAGCGAACAGGGCGCCGGCTTCAAGGAGCAGATGAAGCTGCTCGTCCGCATGGCGAAAACCTGCGGGGTCGGGTACGTCAAGCTTGCGTTCCAGCGCGAGCTTCAGCCGCGGCCGGAACTGGCGGCGGGGATCGACGACGCGACGACGCAGCTTTCCGCGCTCGCGCAGTTGCAGGAGAAGGCGAGCAGGCCTCCGGGCGACGGCGGCATGGAGGCCGATTCAGCGGACAGCGCGCAGAAGGGCTTCCTGGAGCGGCAGCTATCGGAAACGGAATCGGTCATCGCCCGCGAAGGTCCGGTGTTTGATTTTCCGCATCCGACGGAAATTATCCCGTCGAAGAAGCTTCGCCACCTGAAAACATGGACCGGAGCGCCGCATCTGACGCGGGTGTTCCACAAGACGCCGGACGAGATCCAGGCGCTCTACGGCGTGGATATTCGCGGCCGGTACACCGAATACGCCAAGTCCGAGGGCGGAGAGACCAAGGAAGAAGGCTACGCCTGCGTTTACGAGGTCGAGCACAAGGAGGCCGGGCAGACCTTCGCGGTGTGCGTCGGCTATCCGGGGTTTCTGCGCCAGCCGGGGCCGCCGGATACGCGGCTTGAGCGGTTCTATACCTACTTCGCGCTCGTGTTCAACGAGCCGGCCAGCAAGCGCAAGCCGTTTCCGCCGAGCGACGTGTGGCTTTTGCGCCACACCCAGGCGGCCTACAACCTGTCACGGGAAGGCCTCCGCGAGCACCGGCGAGCCAACCGGCCGAAGTATTTCACCAAGAAGGGCAAGCTCAGCCGCGAGGACAAGAACAAGCTCGCGAATGCGGAAGCCCATTCGGTCATCGAGTTGCAGGGTCTCCAGCAAGGCGAGGACGTGAAGACCGCGATTCAGCGTCCGGACCTCGCACCGATCGACCCGGCGATGTACGACACGCGCGGTTACTTCGAGGACATGCTGCGCACTGTCGGCGCGCAGGAGGCCAATCTTGGCGGCACGTCGTCCGCGACCGCGACGGAAAGCTCAATCGCCGAACAGAGCCGTTCCGCGTCCATGGCGGACAACGTGGACGATCTGGACGACATGTTGACGGCGCTCGCCAAGGCCTTCGGGCAGCTTTGCCTGCTCGAACTGAGCAAGGATACGGTGACGCAGATCGCCGGCCCCGGCGCCGTATGGCCGGACGCGGCCATGAGCCGCGAGGACATCGCTCGCGATCTGCTGCTGGAAATCAAGGCGGGGTCCAACGGGCGGCCGAACCGCGCGGCGGACATCGCCAACATGGAGCGCGCCTGGCCGATCCTGTCGAACCTGCCGGGCATGAACCCGCAGCCGGTCGCCAAGAAAATCGCGCACCTGCTAGATATCGAACTGGAGGATCTGTACGTGGAAGGACTTCCGTCCTTCACGGCCATGAACGCGCTCATGGGCAAGCCCGCCCCCATGGGGGCTGAACCGGCCATGCAGGGG